TTAACGTAAGTTAAACTCTTTTATATACTTCAATACAGTCTTCTCACTCATTGACAGCTCTTTAGCAATCTTTCTAGCACCTAGATTAGGTTGGATACTAAGTATTTTGCTAATCTCTTTTATGAGCATTTCCTTGCGTTCTGAGCTCCCTTTTCCAAGATCAAGGTTTTCATATGGACCGAACCTTTCTTCGTCTCTACGAAGCGTTTTAGCGCCTAAAGGGGATAACTTAACTAGCTCTGTAAAAGAAATCTTTCGGCCTTGAGCACTTATTAGTTCTTGGGTTTTGTTGTATCGAGATCTTTGCTGTTCTAGTTTTTCAGCTTCTTGTTGTGCATTTGGAGGGTCCAACTTTATTGGCACATCCCATGGTATACCTTCAGGCGAAATCCTCAACCGTACTTTTAAGGTTTCTGTACTATCATCGTAAGTGGCTTTCTCAAATAATTCCCCTATGATATCTTGAGTATCATCTTCTTCAAAATGTCCTATTTCTATGCCGCCTAACACTAGTGCCCCAGCATATAATGCTGTATTTTTTAACAGTGATTCATAAGAGAACTGATTCTTTTTGATGAGATCAATCTTTTTGTTGTTAATTTCTAGCATTTCATTCAGCTTTGATGTTTCAGATTCAATGTCTTGTTTATTTTTATCAAGTACTTCTTCAGACCATTTACCACTTAGGTAAAGCCCTAAAAGTTTATCTAACTTTTCATGGTTCGCTTTGATGTTTTGCTCGATTTTTTTAGTTTCATCTTCTAGATGTTTTAACTTTCCATCATCCTCAAAGTCTAAGTCAAAATAGCTTTTTACAGAATCTTCGCCAGTCAAATACTTTTCGATAAATGATAATAAAGGGAATTTAATCCTGTCAGTGTTAACGCTTGGTTGTCTAGGGCAAGGATTAACATAATCATTTGAGTGACGCAAATAGTGTTTATACTCTCCATCAACATAGCTACCTTTTCTGATACTTAATATATTTCCACAATCAGCACAACGTATTTCAATTGATTTTAAGAAATGTGCTGCACCTAAGCCGATTTTTGTATGACGTTTATTTAACATATCTTGTATTCGGTTGAAAGTGTCAATAGATCGAAGGGGAGGGTAAACGTTATCTTCTACAATCGTTTCGCCATTAGCGAAAGTTTTTTTTAATTGACCATGATAAACTGGGTTCATTAATTTGTTACGCACTTGTACAGCCGTCCAGTTCTTACTCTTTGCCGTTTTACTTAAACTGTTTAAATGCGTAGCTATTTTTTGAAGCCCCATTTTTTCATCTAGATAGAGTCGATCAATGAGTTGAATAATCCATGCACGTTCTTGATTTATGGTAATGGTTTTATCATGGGGGTCATAAATGTATTCTTCAGGTTGTTTACCCCAGACATTTCCTTCACGGGTGTATTGCCTTAAACCACGACTCATTTTACCCAGTAACTCACGTCTTGATCTCCGAGCCAATAAGTTTTTCAAATCTGAAAAGAATTCATCATCAGCATTAGTTAAATCAGAAATCCGTCCTGGTTCAGCAATCTTTACGCCATTTTCTCGGAGAACGCCTTTTAAATATTCCCATTTTACTGTATCCAATCGAGATAAGCGGTATTGTTCTATACATAGAACAATATCAACTCGTCCATTTTCAACACAATCTAAAAGAGCTTTTAGTCCTTCTTTTTCCAGTTTAGTACCACTATCAACATCTCTAAAGACATCAATAATCTCCCAGCCTTGCTGGTTAGCGTACCTAGTTAATTCAACTGTTTGTGCGCTTAAACTATATCGATCTTCTTGTAACTTTGTAGATACACGTATGTAAATTGCTACACGAATTACTTTAGTTTCTATAAATTCTATTACTGTCAACAGATACACAACCTTTCAAAAAAATATCTGAAAATGTATTTGGGAGCACTTTACAAACACCTGTTCCCGTGTTACTATTATGACACAAATAAGGGAATGTGTGTTCTGTTTTTTATAAAGACTTGTTCTGTTTTTGACGCAAGGCTTTAATAAATTCAGTAGCTTTTTCTAGTTCTTCACTAGTAAGAGGCTCTCCATCAATTGTGATTGACTGGTTCTTTAAACTAAGTATCACAAACTCATTTTTTATAGCAGTTGGAGTTTCTTCACCTAGCTTTTGAGTAGTGTCAACAATTGCATTTTCCCTTACTTTTAGGATTTCATCTTGGTTAACATTGTAGAACAAAGCTAGTTTTATCACAGCATCAACAGAAGGGATTCGTTTTCCTTTCTCATAAAGGCCGATCACTTGTGGAGTCATATCTGTTTGAGCTGCAACGTCAGCTAGTGGCAGTTTTTTTGTGTGACGAAGGTCGAATAGATAGTCAGCAAGGATAGTACTAAATTGTTTTCGGATATCCGATTTTTTAGCATTCATTAGAGCACCTCCAGTTGATTATTTATTATCTGTATTTTGGTTTTTCATAATACGTAAAACACGAATGTATTCAGTAGCCTTTTCTAACTCTTCTTCAGTAAGTGGTGCACCATCTAAAGAAAGTACTGATTTAAATTCGTTATCACTAATATCAATTGAGCCATATTGTTGTGAGATATTGTATTTAAAACTTTCTACTGCATTTTTATGTGCTGTATCTAAATCAAGGTGATTTGTGCTCTCTTCCAAAGCATCACTTGCTGCCTTCTCTAGCACAGCCTGAGTTCTTAGTTGATGTAGTTGATCTGGATTAATACCAAGAACTGACGCATAATTAATAATTACTTTTTCTGATGGTATCCTTTTGTTAGACTCATAGTAGGTAATTGATTGCTGAGATACCCCCATTTTTTCGGCTAGTTCAGATTGGTTAAGACCTTTTTTTAGACGTTTTGATTTTAGGAATTCTCCTAGATCTTGATATTCCTCATTGTCAAAAAAGAAAAAGAACATTTTAATTCATCCTTCCAAATTCAATATTGATAAGAAATTGTGGTAATTTTTAATTATTTACGAAAAAAATATAAAGTTTATGCTTGCAAATCCAAAATATCCTTGTTATAGTAATAATCACATTACCACAGAGAGTGATAATTTATTTGTTTATTACCACACGAAGTGGTACAATGAAACTAACTTAACCCTATTGGGAGGTGATTAACATGGTACTAAAAAAAAGAGATCGACTAACAGAGCTGAGAAAAGCAAAAGGGTGGACTCAAAATGAACTAGCTGAAAAGATGGAAGTTAGTCAGCAAGCTGTTAGTGAATGGGAAAGTGGTAATAAAACTCCTCCTGTTAAAAGAGCTAAACAACTAGCAGAGCTTCTCGATACAAAAATCGAGGAATTTTTATAAATTGTATACCACAGTGAGTGGTATCGTTGTTTAAAAAATAAGGAGGTAAAATACCACCATGCAATTTAAAGAATTAGTTCGTATTTATGCTTACTTACCAGTTAAACTAAGTGAACTTTCCAAAGTCAACCCAAATGCTGCAATAAAAATACTACAAGAATGGGGAGAAGGTAAAAAGACCATCCGCAAACTTTGGAAAGAAACAACTGATTTAATAGATGCTGCAACATCAAACAAATCAGCGTAGATTATAGTCAATATAAGACCTAAACGTTGTTTATAAAATACAACTCTCGGTTGTTTATATCCTAACATAAACGAACGTTTAGGTTCAAGTAAAATTATGTATTTATTTATTTAATTTTAAGGGTTTAAAGAACCTATTAAAATCTCTAAAATCTAAATGGTTTTTTATTCAGAATTCTATTCGAAAGTTAGGTGTATAAATGACAAAATACATACAATTTGTATCTAAAATTTTAACTAAAAAAGAGATTAACAACACTACTGCTAATATACTTCCATACAAGCAAGATATGCTCAAAGCATTAGCTGCTAAAGATATTGTAACTCTTGATGCTGTTGAATCTATTGTGGGAGGGTACATGCTTAGGCAGACTAATCCTGACCAGCTAAGGCAAACAATGGAATCTAAAATCAGTTAAATAGATTGCGAGACGCTGTTCTCGCTTTGGTTTCTTAATACCTTATGTATTTTTTCAATTAAGACGCCAAAGCGATGCCAGACATCGCAGAACTATCAATAGTTCGCAGGGGAATGGACCAGAAATACCTTGCTTCTAATCTACGAAACTGAAAGGAGAATGTTAGTGAAAGACCTTGTAGTTATACAGAAAAGACAAGTAGTAACAACATCATTACAAGTCGCAGAGACATTTGAGAAAGAGCATCGAAATGTCCTTCAATCCATCGAAAACATTAAAAAGGAATTAGATGTACTGAAATTTCAGCAGATGTTTTTTGAGGGCAGCGAACCTGATTCATACGGAAGACCTGGTAAAACTTACTTTATGAACAGGGACGGATTTACGCTTCTGGCAATGGGCTTCACGGGGAGCAAGGCATTCGATTTCAAGCTTAAGTACATTGATGCTTTTAACAAAATGGAATCTCAACTGAAACCAAATCTGCCAGGTACGTACAAAGAGGCACTGCTTGCACTCATAGAAAAAGAGGAAGAGCGTGAACGTCTTGCACTAGAGAACCAGATGTATCAGCAGCAGATTGCAGATGCAGCCCCTAAGCTTAACTATGTTGATGTGGTACTTAGTTGCTCGGATTTACTAACGACAACTCAAATTGCAGATGATTATGGTATGAGTGCACGAAAGTTTAACGCACTATTAAAAGAATTAGGGGTTCAACATAAGCAATCAGGACAGTGGCTATTGTATAGCAAGTATAAAGGGTTAGGGTATACAAAATCAGAAACTATTACTTTTGAAAAACCTAATGGTGAAAATGGCACTAGACTTCACACAAAGTGGACACAAAAAGGCCGCCTGTTCTTGTATGAATTATTAAAGAAGAACAGCATTTTGCCAACAATTGAAATTAAGGAGGAAAACGCATCATGAAAGCTACAGGCATGACTCGTAAAGTTGATGAACTTGGTCGTATTGTAATACCTAAAGAAATCCGTCGTAACTTTGGTATCGAGGAAAAGGATTCACTAGAAATCTTCACGGAAGGTAGTAATCTTATCCTTCGTAAATATGAGCCAGTTAGTGAAAATAAAATTCGTACACAAGTTGAGCTAGAAAAGCTTCTTAGTGAATTAACTCTAGAAGAACAAAAACGTGTTGTACAGGCTGCTATCAATCTCTTAAAAGGGTGATGTTTATGAAAAATCCTAAACGTCTCACAGCTGCTCAACATCGATATTTGCAATCGATGAACTTAAATAGCGGGAACTGGCTTATCTCAAAATGCACAACAGATGAGTGGGAGCTAGTGCATCGATACACTGGGCAAATTAAAGTAGTACCTGCACCTTAAAACTGAATAGGGGGACAAGTTTATGAATGATTTACAAATCAGTACGCAAATTCAACATTCTGAAGCAAACGGTTTGTATCAACAAATTGAAGACATTAAGCGTCAGCGAGCTAATCTGAAAGATCAGCAAGATAATCTTGAGGGAAAATTATTTGATCATATTCAAAAGCATGGCAAAGTGCTGGCTTACAAGAATAACATTCCTTATGTACTGACAGTTGGTAATGTTACAAAATCAGTGCTGAATAAAAAGGAACTTGCTGCTGAACTGGAAGTGCCCCAAAAAGATTTGAATACTCAGGGCATTGCAGAGCTCGTTGAAGAGCAACGTTTAACGAGTGATATGGTCAGGTCAGCAACTTACAGTGAATCGGACATTAGGTTAAAGGCTCGTAAAGCTAGGAAGTCTGATATCGAACTAATCTTTGGGAAGTAGGTGATTGTATGATTCCACCAACAGATATGTTTGGAAAGGTAATTGAAGTGGGAGATGTATACTTCGTAGTTAACAACAAATCAATTCATCTTGATTCAATGGAGGATTATTTCATTGAGGTATTGGGCGCAACGGTCCACGAACGTAAAAAATCGCTAACTGCTGGAACAGTTAACGATGACAACAAATCACACCAATGATTCAGTGCTATTGTAGCACAAAAGGAGCGAAATTGAAAATGAAAATAGAAGTTACACATGTGATTAAAGCAGATCCACAAATTGTTAGTTTGTTTAACGCATTCTTGAATGCACTTGGAACACCTTCGCAGGATATGAAAATGAGCGATGCAGCTGAAATAACGAAAACAAATCCTACAAATGAAAAATTAGAGGTATCAAAGGTAGCTGATAAAGCAATGTACTTCTTACATGAAGGAACTGGTGCAGCTATTGCTGTGAAAAAAGGAGAAGATATCACTTTCTTAGAAGACGATATATTCAATTCAATCTCTAAAAGTGAATACGACAAAATTAAGGCTGAACAAGCTGCATTAGTTGAAAAAGCTAAAGAAATGGCAAAAGAGCAGGCAGACAATAAAACTACCAAAGTAACACCTGATCAAACTGCTGGAACTCAGAATATCGAGGACCATGGTATTACGATAGAAATGGTTCGTGCTGAAGCTAAAAAGTTAACGTCCAATGGACGCCAAGCTGAATTTAAAGATATTCTTACTTCTTTCGATGCACCAAAGCTTACATCGGTGCCAGAAGCTAAATACCCTGAATTACTAGCAGCAATTAAACAAGCTGTAGGTGAAGAGTAATGACTGGTCATAGTGAACGAGCCCATGCGTTATTAAGTGCTTCGGGATCTAAACGTTGGTTGACATGTACTCCTTCTGCAAGAGCAGAAGGGCTGTACATGCAGGAGCTAACCAATCAAGGGATAATAGAACCTGAAAGTCCATTCGCTGAAGAAGGAACACAGGCTCATGAATATAGTGAGATTATTCTTGAAAGAGAGCTTGGCACAATTACTAAGGCACAGGCCACTAGACGTATTAATAAGTTCAAAAAGGAAAAGCAGTATTATGGTCCAGAGATGGAAGATATGGTTGAAGTCTATACGGACTTTGTTATGGAACGCGTGAATGCTGCTCGACTTGAAACACCAGATGCACTTGTATTAATTGAACAACGATTAGACTTTAGTCAATGGGTGCCTGAAGGATTCGGTACAGGGGACGTTCTTATCGTACGAGATGGTGTACTGGAAATTATCGATTTAAAATACGGCAAAGGCGTAGCAGTAGATGCGTATGAAAATCCTCAAATGAAGCTTTATGCTTTAGGAGCAATCACAGCTCATGATGTTCTGTATGACATTCAAGAAGTGCAAATGACGATTGTACAACCAAGACTAGACAGCATTTCTACTTTTGAAATGTCAGCTGATGATTTATATAAATGGGCCGATGAAGTGGTGAAGTCAAAAGCCGAAATGGCTGACAACGGTGATGGCGATTATGTACCTGGAGAACACTGTAGGTTCTGCAAAATAAAATCAACTTGCCGTGCAAGAGCTGATGAAGCACTAGAGACGGCCAAAGCTGAATTTGCAGATGACGGATCCATTGAAGTGAATACACCAGAACCTGCTACACTATCTGATGTTGAACTAGCAGAGATACTATTCGTGGTGGATGACATTGAAAAATGGTGTAAGGATATTAAAGCCTACACTTTGGAACAAGCACTTAACGGTACCAGTTATGAAGGATTTAAACTGGTAGAGGGAAGAAGCAATCGAGTTATCACAAATGAAGCTAAAGCAATAAACCTGTTGCTTGAAAAAGGTGGAGTAAATGAGGACGACTTATATGCTCCAAGAAAACTTGAAACAATCACAAATCTTGAAAAGAAAGTCGGCAAAAAAGCATTTGCTGAGATATTAGAGGGAGTAGTCGTCAAGCCACCTGGTAAGCCAGTACTTGTTACTGAAGATGATAAACGTCCTGCTATTCAATCTGCTGAATCAGCTGCTAATGACTTTGACGATTAGTTACTAAGTTAAAAACGAAACCACTGGTTTATGAATGAAACCAACGGTTGATAAAAAGAGAGGTGACACAGATGAACACAACAGTAAGAGGACTAGGTGATCGTAAAAAACAAATCATTCATTTCATTAACGATTTCAGACAACAAAATACGTATGCTCCTACAGTCCGAGAAATCGCAGATGGTGTTAACCTCTCTTCCGTATCAACTGTACAAAGGCATTTAACAGGCTTAGCTGAAAAAGGTTATATCGAAATGGAACAGCAAAAACCTCGTACTATTCGATTAACAGAAAAGGCCTTACAAGGCTTTTAGGAGGGTTAGCAGATGGGTGAAATTGCAGACTGGCATATAGAACATTTCACAAGTGGGCGGTGGGCAGTTAGCTCCCATAGTACAAAAACAATAAAACCAACATTGGAGGAATTTAAAATGGCAAAACGTGAAGGTACAAAAGTAATTACTAATGAGGCTCGTATGAGTTATGCAAATGTGTGGGAGCCAAAAGCAATTGAGGGAAATGAACCGAAGTATTCTGTGGCAGTTCTTATTCCAAAATCGGACACAGATTCAATCGAAAAAATTAATGAAGCTATTGAAGCTGCTAAACAAGAAGGTAAAGCAAAATGGAACGGTAAGATTCCTGGCAACCTTAAAACACCACTTCGTGATGGTGATGAAGAGCGTCCAGATGACGAAACGTATGCTGGGCATTACTTCTTTAATGCAACATCTAAAAACAAGCCAGGCATCGTGAAGAAAGGCGTAGGTGCCGTTGTTGAAATCACAGATGAGGACGAGTTCTACAGTGGTTGCTTCGGCAAAGTGTCTGTTAACTTTTATCCATTCAATGCTAATGGTAACCGTGGTATTGCTGCTGGGCTTCAAAACTTATTCAAAACACGTGACGGTGAACGTCTAGCTGGTGGTGCATCTGCTGAATCTGACTTCGCTGATGAAGTAGATAACGATTTTAATGAAGATGAGGATCTACTGGACTAATCAATATGAAAATAGCTGTAGTTAATTTCCCTAGTAGTCTCAGTTCCACAGGTTTTGGAGAAAAAGAGTACCACTATAAAACGTATATAGAGACTCTTAACGAAAACAACCTAGTTGTTGTTGAGACGGCAACAGGCTACACCGTTGCTAGATTCAAAAGATATGTAGATCAAACAGAAGTAAAAGATTTGAAGTACATTGTTCAACTAGTTAGGCTAAAACGCCACAAACAACTAAAAGAACAATGTGAGATTGATGCGATGCTCGACTAAAACTGCATAAGGAAGGTCTATTTTTAGGCCTTCCCTTCTTTATACCTAAAATACCTATTTTAATAGGAAGAAATACAAACTTTTAGGTGTAAAGAAGGGAAGGGAGTACCCTTTAAATCCATAAAGGAGTTGAGCTGAATGAAGTTCTATAGAGTAAAACCTGACAGCAAGTATTACAAAGCCATTCTTGCTGCACGTGAAGCTGAAAAGAAGTTATTAGAGATTACTCAAGCTGTTCGTAATGAATTTGATTTACCTGAGTGTGACCAATACAGCAATTCCCCTGAATACTACTATCATGATGTAGATGTCCTTGAGGGAGAACAACTAAAAGCATTCACTCAAAAAGGTATGCCAAAGAGAAATAGCAAGCTTGGCAAACAAATCATAGGATTTTACGACAAGCTTGTTGAGGAAGCTAATCTAAAAGCGATTGAAACTGAAAGAATAGTTAACTTCACTTATGGCATTATGAGACGCCAAGGTGAAACACTAGAACGCTTAAACGGAGTAGATACCATGTACCTTAAATCTGATACTGATTTCAGATACGGGGCTATGGATTACTTAGAAGAAATTACTGAAGCTGATTATGTTAAGGCTTACCTAACTGCTCTTGAAGCGAAAGAAGGTGCCAAGAATGAAACCCAAGTTTGAAGTCAATCAACGCGTCTGGGTGTCAGTCCGAAACACTGTAGAACAATCCAAGCCTTACATTACTGAACACATTAATACTCGCATTGAAAATGGCGGCATCTATGCTCGACCAGTGAATCATTTACACGAACGTCGCTTTCATATTCATACGCTGACAAGTAAGCACAAAAACAGTAAGTATGAGTTTAAGTAAGCTATGGGCTAGTGTCGAGGCCTTCTGGAAAGCTGTAGAGGAGGGAATGTATGGTGGAAATCGTTGACCCTGAAATTTGGAAAGACATACCTGGTCATGAAGGTTATCAAGCGAGCTCTTTAGGAAGAGTCAGAAGCGTAGATCGAGTAAAGGTGTTGACTCATTGGTTGAGTGGCAAAACATTTGAGAAAACTCTAAAAGGGAAAAATTTAAGTCCGGCACCTTACTGCAAAACTGGACACCTATCTTTGCCACTAGGTAGAGGTACTAATGGAATACCAGTACACCAATTAATACTGATGACTTTTATAGGGCCTTGCCCTAAAGGAATGGAAGTACTTCATAAGAACGGAAATTCTACAGATAACCGTTTAGAAAATCTTCGTTATGGTACGAGAACCGAGAACATACTTGATGTTTACAACGACAATGGTCGATGGAGAAAGCTTAGTGAATCTCAAGTACAGTCTATTAAAAACAGATTGGTTAACGGTGAGAAGGGTTCCATACTTGCCAAAGAGTTTGGAGTGTCACAGACAATTATCAGTCAAATAAAACTAGGCAAGATATTCTGGTGGGTGGAAAGCGCATGAAGACTTTATCAATCGACATCGAAACCTATTCAAGCTATGACCTTAAAAAAGTTGGTGTCTACAAGTACTGTGAAGCTCCTGACTTTGACATACTTATCTTCGCCTATTCAGTTGATGGGCAACCAACAAAAACAGTTGATCTTGCTATAGGTGAAGAGATTCCTCAAGGGATTATAGAAGGATTAGGTAATTCAAAGGTATTAAAAAAAGCGTTTAATGCTCAATTCGAACGGATTGCATTGAGCGAGTATCTAAAAAGAACATATTCATGGGATGGCATCTCAGATGGTTTTACAGACCTTGGCTTCTTAGATCCAAAACAATGGCGCTGTACAATGGTCGATGCCATGAAAGCAGGACTACCAGCAACATTAAAAAATGCTGCTCTTGCATTAGAACTAGATGAACAAAAAGACAGTGCAGGTACACACTTGATAAATTTCTTCTCGAAACCACGTAAGCCGACTAAAAAAGACAAGCGAACGAGGAATATGCCTGAAGATGATTTAGAAAAGTGGAATGCTTTTGTTGATTATTGTCGACAAGACGTAGAAACCGAAAAAGCTGTCGGTAATGCAGTGGACAAGTACCTTAATCTTGGCAGTAAATCTGACCGTTTTGAGATGGCACTGTATCACTTGGACCAATCGATAAATGATCGTGGTGTCCTACTAGATATGAAAGTGGTAGAAGGAGCCCTTGCAATTGATGAGGCCTATAAATCTACATTAATGAAAGTGGGACAGGAAATAACAGGGCTAGAGAATCCGAATAGTCCTAGTAAACTGCAAGCTTGGTTCAAAGAACAAGGCTTGGAACTACCGAACCTAACAAAAGATACTGTGAAAAAGCACATCGATAAAACAGATGGTGACATTCGCACCATGCTTGAAATCAGGCAAGAGTTATCAAAAACAAGCACTGCTAAGTTTGTCACGATGAAAGCAGCTGTATGTGCTGATGGTCGAGTAAGAGGATTACTACAGTTCTACGGTGCTAGTCGTACTGGCAGATGGGCCGGACGCTTGGTACAGGTACAGAACCTACCACAGAACAAAATAGCAGATCTTCATATTGCTCGGGAAATAGTTGAAAATTCAGACTTAGAGACGCTCGACTTGCTATATGACCAGGTACCTTTTGTTCTGTCACAACTTATACGAACAGCCTTTGTGCCAAGTGAACGTAAGATTTTTGCAGTAAGTGACTTCTCTGCTATTGAAGCTCGTGTTATTGCATGGTTAGCAGGCGAGAAATGGCGCTTAGAAGTGTTTAATACACACGGTAAGATTTATGAGGCATCAGCAGCACAAATGTTTAAAGTGCCAATTGAATCGATTGATAAAGGCTCTCCACTCCGTCAAAAAGGTAAGGTGGCTGAGTTAGCACTAGGGTACCAAGGTGGAGAAAATGCACTTATCTCAATGGGTGCACTTGATATGGGTATCCCACAAACAGAGTTGAAACCACTGGTTGATGCATGGCGTAAAGCAAATCCAAAAATTAAAAAACTCTGGTGGGACATTGAAGCTGCTGCTATGCAAGCTATCGAGAATCCAACTGAAGTCATTTCTTTCAATAAGGGAATGAAGTTCTTCATGCATCAAGGCTCACTCATGATGCAACTACCAAGTGGGCGCAGACTTTGCTACTACAAAGCTAGATTACGCAATCACCAAAAGTTTGAGGGTAAACAGGAAATCGTTTTTTGGGGTGTTGATGGTACTACAAAAACTTGGTGTGAGCAATCCACATACGGTGGGAAACTTACAGAGAACGCGGTTCAAGCGATTGCCAGAGACTGCTTAGCAATGTCGATGCTACGCCTGGACAAAGAAGGGCATCCAATTGTCATGCACATTCACGATGAGGCTGTAATGGAGTCAGAGGCAGATACGATCGCGACTATTGAAGAAATCATGGGACAACCAATCAGCTGGGCTGAAGGGTTACCGTTAGAAGCTGAAGGTTTTGAAACACCATTCTATAAAAAAGATTAGGAGGAAACTATTATGAACCAAGCTAAAACAATGCACTTTACTTATGAGCCCATTTCTTTAACCAAAATGTTGCTTCAAATGTATGCCGAAAGCCATCTTGAAAAAGAGAAGTAAGTAAGAGCTACAATTTTTGCAGTTTATAAATACTTGGATACTGTGACAGATGAAGAAGTTGAATCACTATTATTGGAGTTTGCAACAAATGAAAAAATTGAAGTGATTACGTTTGAAGATTGGAAACACGATTGTAAATGTATATTTGATTGCATATTTAAAACAACAAGATTCAAAGAATTGGAATTTGAATACAAGAAACAAGGCTATTCGTTCACAGGTTTGGGCGTAGTGGATAAGTCAGATGATACATTTTATGATTGTGTATTTGCAGAGCATTGGCAAACCATTCAAAAAATATTTGAAGAAAAGTATCCAGACTTATATGAAGCATTTATCGAAATGACATATGGACATAAAGAGGTAAAAGAACACAAAGGTATTACTAGGGAGTTTCTAGATGGCTTTATACTAGAGAACTTCGAGTTGATAGGCGGAAGAAACTCTCTTGATAGTTATTTTTAAAATTTATGCTACTGAAAACTCAAGGAAAGAGGGAATTATCCCTCTAATATTAAGTAATTACAGGCTTTAGTTCTTGTGAACATTTGATAATGGTTGAAACATCATATCCGTGATGACATTTGGCAAAGAAGTTTATTAAGTTATCAAGTTCAGATTCTTTAATTTCACCAGGACATATGTTCTCAAAGAATACAGTTAGAAGTTTAGCAAAAGATTTATTCGCATTGCAAATTGGATATATAGATGGTTTTAAACTAGTAGATTCCCAAGAACTAATATGCTCAGTGATATTTTCTAATCTGCGTTTGTTAATTGCAGTGGCAAGAACATTCATAGCAGTATAGCCACAGTTCAAACTATTAATATTAATTAATGTTTTATTCACATTCTCAGGAAATTCAATATAGGTGGAGTTTCCAGATTTATGTAAATAGAATTTGTTAGTGTTTTCAGGTTTACTTTCTAAAATTTTTATAGCTTTTGGTTCTGTCATGGAATTCCCCCAAACTTATAATATTAATTACACAATCAATGATACTGTAATACTTCGATATTTCAATAGAAAGTGGGTGAAATTATGAAACAGATTATTAAAATCATTCGCAAAGTAGATATAGAACGTCAATACCGCAACATGTTATCTCTGGAACAAGATTACGAGCTCGCTAGTTTATCTCAAGCATTAAAAGATAATGACGCTGCTGAAATCGTTCGTAGTAAAAATCGATTAAAAGTAATTCATGAAGAGCTTGAAGAAATGGCTTATTACAGCTAGAAAGTAGGTGGCTTTATGAACCTGGAGGAAGTTGTACAGCAACGAAGGTTATTATTAAAATCTGTAACAAACCTAACTGAAACAAAGTGTAAGGGTTGTGAAATTCATAGTTCTAAGGCTGGAAATAAATCATGTGAAGGTTGTCCAACCCTAAGTAAATTTAGAAAGCTTGGCGACAAGTTGACAGTTAATCTAAACAAAATGAGAAAACTAAGAGGTAAACCAGTACCAAGAAAACAAATTAAAAAAGTTAAAATTGCAGGTGAGAAAATGTCTAAGCAGTTAACAACTGAAACGTATCATCAATTGAAAGCACAAGGGTTAACAGATAATGCAATTCGAAAACAGCTGGGTATTGAAAGTAATAAGTTTTATAAGTTCAAAAAAGAAAATGGTCTTATTGGATCCTATGGTAATGCTACTAAAAAAGAAGAAACTACTCCAGCACTTCACGAAAAAGAAGTTAGTGCTCCAAAGGTTGATAGTGATCGGATGTCCATTCTTGAAAAAGAACTAAATGATATTAAAGCACACTTAAAAGATGCCATGTCATTTATTGAATCTTTAAAAACTGAAAATGCTTCTCTAAATGAGCAACTATGGGGTAGTCGTCTACAATCCTTATACGCTAAACAAGCTGAGCTTGAGAACTTTATTGCCGAAAACACGGCATTTCAATCCATGATTACCTTGATGAACAACAACTTTCTATTTTAGTAGAGTTGGCTGAATCAGCTAATGAGTGGCAAGGATTCAAGTATTGGAAGCTTAACAAAAACGTTGATCGTGAAAAGTTACTCGAAGAAACTGTTGATGTCCTGCATTTAATCTTAGCGCGCGGCATTGCACTAGGCTGGCAGATTGCAGCTGTTAAAGCGATGACATACCAATCCATTACAGGACAGTATAAGGCGCTTATTCAGTCCGTAGCTATTGATAAAGATGCAGAGAGTAAGTCCACTTATGAGGAAACATTCAACTTGTATGTTGGCCTAGTTGAAATGCTTGGCTTCACATGGACAGAAGTAGAAGCAGCATATATGAAAAAGCACCAGGAGAACATTGATAGACAGAACAATAATTACTAGCTTTTATTGTTAATTTTATAAACTGACTGTTTATATGGAGGGTGAAGCCATGTACCAAAAGGAATACGATAACTTGTTAATAGAAGTGAAAGAGCTTCGTGAAAAGCTGGTACAGATGGATGTACAACTACGAGAATATCGTCAGCTTTTATCTACAAGCGATGCTCTTTTCAAAGATGCGATATACAAAGAGCGCAAAGCTTTAGAAATTGATCGTGCGAAGGTTCGCAATGAACTTAAATATAAAAATGTGCGTGTCACTGAACTGCAAAGGTTTATGAGCTTTGAGCGTAAGAAAGAACGAGAGAAGCGTGAAGATGCATTTCACTTTAAATTTCACGATGCAGCTAAATCTATTTTGAGTGACGCAGATTATCAACTTATTTTAAAAATGGTATTGGAGGAATAGATAAATTGTTAAATCATTTAAAAACTTGGCTGGCTAGTAGATTAGGAAATAAAAAATCAGCCACAGCATTAGCAGAACAATACACTAATGACTATTTTCGAGAACTTATTCAGTCCCAATCACATTTGATTGTACAACTTGAAGCGAAACTTGCTGCTTATGAAGCACAACGGTCAAATAACATCCTATCAGATATTCAGCAGCTGTTTGTAAACCAAACGAATAAAGGCATTCGAAAGTACGGTGATTCAGTTCGTGCTGACAATCTCACTCCTGTTGAATGGTGCCAACATGCTCTAGAAGAACATGCAGATAGCATGGTGTACTTGATGGCTTTGAAAAAGTCTTTAGAGGAGAGTGAAGCTAATGGACTTGAAACAAGCTGAGGCTGTAATTGACCGTCATGAAAATGGGGATATGGTGTATGAGCAGGAATACATTGATGCTTTGGAAGTGTTAAATGAGCATCTGTTCAAACAGTCTTCTTACTGGAAAGCTGAAGCATTATCAGCTCGTACGGCTTTGAAATTTGCACAAATGTATAGCCGTACGAGCTTGCAGGAATGGAAGAAAAGGTTATCAAAATATTGAATGATTAAGTTAATTAAAATGATTTTTACTTAATGATTTTTACTTATTTTTTGAATCCCTATTTATAACAATTGCAGTATCGACTATTACAAAAGTTAGTAAAGATTCTGGAATAAATGCAACCTCGCTTTTATCAATTATATTTGAGAAATCTAATACGTTTACAGAAAAATATATCAGCGCTAATAGGATGTAAACATGCATTCTCAAAAGGTCCTTTGACACTTTATCTTTTTCATTTTCAATTGTATCAAACCCATATGGAAAGCTATAAATAAGACTAAAATATCTTAATAAACCTGAATATATTTTTTTAAAACGGTTGGTGTGAGCATAAACAATCGATGTGATAGTCATTGTAATATATCCAAAAGTGACAAAGGTAATATTTATACTTACTTTTGGATATTTGATAGCAAAAGATATGTTATTTATAACGTATAGAATGTAGTTTCCACATATGAAAATTAAAGTGTACAATACCATACTAACAACTAGTGGAAAATAGACCCTAACATAAAAGAAATTAAATAAAAATATCGATATGTTTAGCAGACTAATTTTCATTTGGTGGTGTTTAAATATTTTTATAAGTGTAAAAAAAGAGAGAATGGTTATTAGAACCCAATAAAGAAATGATACCAGCAAAATACTACCCCTTTGATGATCTTGCAATATTTGTTAGAAAACGAAATTATTACTTCTAGGTGAATTGTAATACTAATAGAATTAAATTTAATTAAATAATACTACTATATAGAATTATTACTGAAAGATCCTGATTAAGATTTTAACTTAGCAGCCGTATCAGCTATAAAACTACTAAATGATTTTCTTTTTGACTGTTTTTCTTGCTCATAAAGCTTTTCATCGAGTATTAATTCAATTCCAAGCTTAACGTCAGGGAAAAGAGATTTGCATTCATCTTCGCTCAATTCATGAATTCCTTTGCTCATAATTCCATAGATAGCTCTGTGTTCTACAAGAATAGAAGGTAACTTATCTTTCAGTAGGTTAATTTTTTCATCCATTCTGGATTTCTGATATTCTTTTTCATCCCATTGGTCATATTGTGAGGCTTCAATGTGTTTTTCTTCAATAAGATTTTCAAATATACGTCTGAGATAAACAAATGAACCAGCACCAACTCCATGAGAATGTAACCCTATCGCCTTTGAAAAGTTCTTGTAGTCCTGTTTAAGTAGCTTTTGGTATTTTTGAATACCTTGTATTTCAATATCAGCAACCGATGGATGTTGTCCTATTTTTGTAATATTGCTATTTTGGATTATGAAAAAATAAGAGTATTTATGTTGCGGATCTCTTTGACAAGTAAAATAAATACCTTTGGGTACTTGAAAACTATTTAGTGTATGCAACTCTTGTTTAATGTCCAAAGTGGGTTCACCACGAAAAAGTTCACCACGAGCAAATTCATTTGAATAAATTCTGAATGTGGAATCTTTTTTACAATCAATACAGTAACAGTCAAAGGTAAAGCTACGATTGTCACCAATTTTATGTATTATCTCATTATTTGTTTCTAAGTTAATTGTTTCATATAAAGATAATTTCAAAAATAAATCTTTAAAATAATATTGATTAGTCAAAAATGAACACCTCTATTATCGTTTTAAATTATTGTATCAAAATATGTAACATTATGTAATATTTTATATATTTAAGAAAGGAATGAATCACATGCAGCAGTCAGCAGATAAACCTAAAGTGATTGCAATACAGCATGATGGCATGCTGACGATTGCAACAGCAACATCACGAAAGTCAACAGCTTGGAAGAATACAGAAATGTCGTACAGTGACTTCCTGAAAAAGCTTTCTACAACTGTACGTACAAAAGAATCACTAGCGGAGTATATGAAGCTCTCAAAGGATGAGCAGGGCTCTATTAAAGATGTAGGGGGCTTTGTAGGAGGTAGTTTAAAAGGTGGTCGAAGAAAGGCTGATAGCGTAGCTTGGCGACAACTAATTACATTAGATGCCGACTTCATTCAAGGGGATTTCTGGGATGGTGTAACAGCTTTCTTTGATAACGCCTGTGCCATTTACAGTACTCATAAGCATACATCAAAGAAGCCGCGTATCCGTTTAATTATTCCCTTGTCTCGACCGGTATCAGCAGAAGAATATGTAGCTGTAGCTAAGAAGCTTGCTGATATATTTGGCATTGATTACTTCGATGATACAACCTATCAGCCACACCGATTAATGTATTGGCCGTCTACAGCAAGTGACGGGGATTATGAATTTGATTATCAGGATTCAGCTTGGTTGGATCCGGCTGAGATATTAAAGATGTATAACGATTGGCGTGATCCAGCTGAATGGCCGGAATCATCCCGTCAGCGCGAGAGTCGTAAAAAGATGGCTGATAAGCAAGGCGACCCATTATCGAAACCTGGTATGGTTGGTGCCTTCTGTCGCACGTACACAATTACAGAAGCAATTGAAACGTTTGTGACAGATGTCTACTCGGATGCAGGTGATGGTCGCTATACATTTAATGGTGGTTCAACTACAGGCGGATTAGTACTCTATGATGATGTATTCGCATACAGTCATCACGGTACTGACCCAGTGAGTGAACAGCTAGTAAACGCTTATGATTTAGTCCGGTTGCATCTTTTTAATGAGTTAGATGAGGATGCAAAAGAAGGTACGCCAGTTAATCGTTTACCTTCAGCAAAAGCCATGAATGATAAAGTTCGTACACTTGATAAAGTGAAAATGATGCTTGCTGATGAACGCATAAAAAGTGCTACTGAGGACTTTAACCTTGAGGATGATACAGAATCAGACTGTGAAGAAAAGCCTCAAGATGATGGGCTATGGAAAGCAAAATTCGATATTAATAAAGCTGGAGAGCTTGAAGTCACAGCCAAAAACCTCAAGTTGATTTTAGAGAATGATCCACATCTAAAAGGTTGCTTCGCATTTAACGAGTTTAGTAGACAGCCCGAAGTTTTAAGAGACTTGCCTTGGCGGAAGAAAGAAAAAGGTGTTGGTTGGTCGAACGGTGATGATGAAGACCTACGCAACTATTTAGATATGGTCTGGTCCATAACAGGCAACTCGAAGATTGCGGATGCAATCGGTGGGGTGCAACGTGCAAATACGTTCCATCCTGTGCGAGATTATTTGAACACGTTAGAGTGGGATGGCATAAACCGCGTTGATACATTATTGATTGACTTTTTGGGTGCTGCTGATACTGAGTATGTACGTACTGTTACACGAATGACATTGGTTGCAGCAGTTGCACGCATCTTTGAACCAGGTTGCAAATACGACTTCATGTTAACACTGGTGGGGCCTCAAGGGCTTGGTAAATCCATGCTGTTTAATATGTTAGGCCGTAAATGGTTCAGTGATAGCTTAACTTCGATTCATGGTAAAGAAGCTTATGAAAGCTTACATGGTGTATGGATTATGGAGATGGGTGAGCTGGCTGCAACGAAGAAAAGTGAAGTTGAAACCATTAAACAATTCTTGTCTAAACAAGTGGATCGATACAGGGTTGCATATGGAAAACGACCTGAAGAATTTCCACGTCAATGCATCTTTATTGGTACAACAAATGAGCATGAATTTTTACGAGATCGTACAGGAAATCGTCGGTTTCTACCTGTGGAAGTGCAACCGAATAGTAAACGAAAATGGAAAGATCTTGATAGTGAGAAAGGCCGTCAAGAGATTGACCAGATTTGGGCCGAGGCAGTGCAACTGTTTAAAAGTGGTTCACCTTTATACTTGGATGAGGCGATGGCGGCCGAGGCACTTAATATGCAGTTAGCCCATACAGTAGAATCGACGTATGCAGGACAGATTCTTAGCTTTTTAGAGAAACCAATTACATCAGATTGGTATAAAAAGTCGATTAACGACCGCAAATTAGCAATGCGAGAGAACGAATTTTCCGATGATTTTTCAGAGGAAGAAGAGGAACTCTTAGAAAAGAATGAAGCGCTTGATACACAAAAATTCAGTACACGATTACGTGAAAAAGTGTGTGCCTTAGAAATTTGGTGTGAGTGTTTAGGGAAGGATAGAGGCTCATTCCCAATGCATGAATCTCGGGAAATAAATTCTATTTTGGCTACATTACCAGGATGGAAACCTCACAAATCTACTCTAAAATTTGGAGCAGAATACGGCACACAGCGAGCATTTGTACGTGTTGAAAAGTAGCAGTTTTACCAAAACACAGGGTAAACAAAGTCTAAAAATAACGGCAACAAAGACGAAAAACGGCAACAAAGTAGGACGCTTTAAATCGTTAAAGTGGGTAAACAAAGACAACAAGGGTAAACAGTGTTTGTTGCCGTTTCTCGATAGCTTAAACCCTTGCGGTTATTGCTTTTTTATATAAAGGTAACAAAGTAAACAATTAATATCTATTGAGATGTATTTTATATATTAGGTATATATAACATATATAAATAATACCTAATACGCCTAAATCAATAGTACTCTATACGCGTATGTGAAATTGTTGCCCTTGTTTACCGTTCAACTTGGAGGTAAAAATCAGACATGAGAGAGTCGCAAATTGAAAATTATTTGAAACGTGAAATTGAAAAGCTTGGTGGGCTATGTCTTAAATTTGTTAGCCCGGGAAATAAAGGGGTACCAGATCGACTTTTAATCTTGCCAGGAGGAAAAGTCATTTTCGCAGAACTGAAGAATGGGAACAAAGGACGGCTGTCAGCACTTCAAGTGCGAATGCAGACCGTTTTAAAAAACCTAAAATTCCGAACGTATGTTTTGAAAACAAAACCAGAGGTTGATAAACTGATTGCAGAATTGAGGGATTAACAATGACAAAGTTTATACCCCATGCATACCAAAAGGTTGCGATTGAGAAGATTATTGAAAACCCAGCCTATGCATTATTACTAGATATGGGTTTAGGTAAAACTGTATCAACACTTACAGCTGTTGATGAATTAAAAAATGACTACTTTGATGTTGAGAAGGTGTTAGTGATTGCACCAAAACGTGTTGCAGAAGATACCTGGTCGCGTGAAGTTGCAAAATGGGAACACCTAAGACATTTAAAAATAAGCAAAGTTTTAGGTACAGAACAGCAAAGACGAAAAGCCCTTCAAAAACAGGCAGACATTTATGTGATCAATCGTGAAAATGTGGAATGGCTTGTTTCTTACTATGAAAACGGTAAGACATGGCCGTTCGATATGATTGTCATCGATGAGCTATCTAGCTTTAAAAATCCAAGCTCTAAGCGATTCCGAGCCTTACGTAAGGTAAGAACTAGAACGAAAAGAGTTGTAGGACTAACTGGAACACCAGCACCTAATAGTTTAATTGACTTGTGGTCCCAGATTTACTTGATTGACATGGGTGAACGGCTTGAAAAGACTTTTACTAAATACAAAAGCAAGTATTTTAAGCAGGATCCATATCGTGTGTATCACATCGAATTGCAAGAAGGTTCAGAACAACAAATCTATAGCAAGATTGATGATATCTGTCTTTCCATGAAAGCGAAGGATTACTTAAAAGACCTTCATGAACCAGTCATGAACATTGTTGAGTTAAAGCTTTCTCCAAAAGAACGAGAGCTGTATGACAAACTTGAAAAGGATTCATTACTAGAATTCTCTGATGGTGACATCGTAGCCACAACTGCAGCTGTATTAAGTAATAAGCTTTTACAGCTTTCTAGTGGAGCAGCCTACAATGATAAAGACGGTGTGCAGATTATCCATAGTGTGAAATTAGATGCCTTAGAAGAGATTGTAGAGGCTTCGCAAGGAAAGCCCGTTTTGGTGTTTTATAATTACAAGCATGATGTGGAACGGATCAAAAAGAAATTCAAGCAAGCTAAGGAGCTAGATGATTCCAGCACGATTGAAAAGTGGAACAACGGTGAAATAGAAATTCTTCTAGCACATCCAGCAAGTGCAGGCCACGGTTTAAACATGCAAGATGGTGGTCATACAATTGTTTGGTATGGATTGAACTGGAGCTTAGAATTGTATATGCAAGCTAATGCAAGGCTTCATCGTCAAGGGCAAAAAGAAACTGTGGTCGTACATCATTTGGTGTTAAAAGACAGCATTGACGAGCGTGTGATGTCTGTTCTACAAGGTAAAGAGCAACAACAAGAAGCCTTGATGGAAGCTGTGAAAGCACGCATGAGCGAGGTGCTTGGCGTTGATTGATTTAATCACAGAGTACAAGCGTGGCAAAAAAGCGCTTGAGCGAATGAAGCCAAATATTACGGATCCAAATGAGTTGAAGATTGTAAACGAAATGATTGCCGATATGGATTATGCCATTGACTGGATGAGAAGAGGAGACCGCCCAAATCTCACTGGTCGAGCAATTAAACAGAAAAATGCGTATGCGAGACGGTCCCTTATCAACATGGACCTTTTCCCAAGTCTTCAAGTGGAACCATCAAAAGAAATCAGCAATGAGCGTAAAAAAGCAGTAATGAAAATTCTTATGGCTTTGACTGAACGACAGATGAACTGCTTTCTGTTACACACTGCACATTGTAGGAGCCTGCAAGAAATAGCTGATGAACTTGGTATTAAGAAGCGTACAGTTCAGGAGCATATAGAGACAGCGAGAGCAAAAATAAAAGAATTGACGAAAGAAGTAGTTTAGCGAACAAAGATACCCGTACGAACCCCGTACAAAGTACCCTTATTAGTGAAGGGGTAAAGTATCGTCAAAATGAGGAAAGCCCTAACAAGCCATTCACGCATTTAGCGTGGGTGGTTTTTTCGTTATTTTCAAATACATAAAAAATCCTAATTAGGAACGGAAGTGAGTTGTATATGACATGACAAATTGGGACGTAATACGAAAAGAGTGGGAAACTTCTAGAATCACATTAATTGAGCTAGCAGAAAAGCACGGTGTAAAAGAGGGAACATTGAAAAGCCGAAAGAGCAGAGAAGGCTGGAAGAAGGTTGCAACTAAAAAAGATGCATCCGAAAAGAAGAAGATGCAACAATCCAAAAAAGATGCTACATCTAATACAACTAGAAAGCGTTCAGGCAACCCCAATCCGAGTCACCGATTTCCGAAACACAACGACTATGGTAAGACACATGGACTTTTTTCAAAATATCTGCCTGATGAAACACAGGAGATCATTGAAGCAATGAATGCAAAGTCTGCTGCTGACTTAATGTGGGATCAAATCACAATTCAATATGCTGCAATCTTACGAGCGCAGAAAATTATGCATGTTGAATCAAAAGACGAAATGATTAAAGAGCTCAAACGTGAGAAGTTACAAGGCGGTAAAAACCCATCTCAAGAAACTGAATACGAGTTCCAATTCGCTTGGGAGAGACAAGCACAATTGTTAACTGCTCAGTCGAGAGCTATTAGTGAGTTGCGAACTTCCATTAATCATTTTATCAAATTAGCTGATGAGGCTGACGAGCGTAGGCTTAAACTTGAGCAGATGCAACTATCAATTGATAAAACGAAAGTTGAGATTGAAAAGCTCGGTACGGATGAACAAAATGGGCCGATAGAAATTAAAATTGTCGGTAAAAAACGTGAGTGATTTTATGCAAGAAATTTTGGGAAATAAAATTGAGCAACTGGCTTAAAGCCTGTTAAATCAACAATGTATAAAATATTGCATAATCAATAAAAAGGGAAGTTATAAGAACGTTGATACATGAATGGTTTGTAAAAGTATCAACTTCCTAAAAGTGCAATTATGTAAACCAGAATCGAATTTCATATTCATGAAATGTATAAAAAAAGCAACCTAATTGGCTGCTTTTTTGTTATTTTGTTCTAAACCTAGAGCATCTTTAAGTGATGCTTGAAGAATCTGAGAGAAGTTTAACCCTGCATCTTCGGCCGCGTCTCTTAACCAGCGAGGAAGCGTACAGTTTTTTGTAACAGCTTTATTAGCTGCCTCGTTACGGTATGGAGGCATGTAAACATCCACAAAGATAATTCGATCAGTTGAGTCGAATAACTCGATCTTGTCTGGAGCTGAAGGTTCTGGAAGTGTTAAATCTTTCTCTTCTAATTCTAGAATACGGAAAGCCAACATCTCTTTAGCTTCTCGGATGCCCGATAAAATATCTTCAGCAGTAATCGCAGTACCTGGGAAATCAGGGAAGTACAATGAGAAATTGCTTTCAGATACTTCAGCAACTACAGGATAAACGAAATGATTTGGGTAACTCATTTTTAATACCTCATTTCTTTTAATTTTTTCTTGCAGTATTTTATTTAGTATTTACCCGGAGGTTAGGTAAAGGGTGAAGCAGAGAGGGGTTAGAACTTAACCCCTGAAGTCTGCTCGATACTCTTTAAAGTACCACGTTTGATAACTTCACCATCTCGTTTATAACTGATGTCAGCGAAACGAGTTGGGTCATCTTGGTGTATGTATCTTTGATGACTTCCGCCACTCTTATGAGTGGGGGATTTTATGAATCCGTTCTTCTTTAACTTTTGAAGAACTTCTCTTACGGTCACTTGCTTTCCCAATACCTTACCTCCTTTCTATATCAATTATAACACGCGTAATAAGTGCGTGTCTACATAAAGGTGAAAAATATGCGTGTTTTTTATGCGTGTTAACAAAAGGGGTTGAGTAAATGGCAACTGCAATTAAAGAAGTGAATCCACATTTTGAAGATTTCCTTTTCGACTGGCGTTGTAAAACTCAACTTCTTGTTGGTGGATATGGGTCTTCGAAATCCTATCATGTGGCACTCAAAATACTATTGAAGTTGTTAGAAGAAAAACGTACAGCTCTAGTCGTCCGTGAAGTTTACGATACGCACAGGGATAGTACGTTTTCTTTGTTTACAGAAATTATTGAAGACCTTGGGCTTTCTGAAAAGGTGAAGACAAGTTCATCACCTATGACTGTGAAGTTTCCAAACGGTTCAAAGATAATCTTCCGAGGGATGGATAAGCCAGAAAAGCTAAAGTCCATCAACAACATATCACTGATTTGGTTAGAGGAATGTAGTGAGATTAAGTACGCAGGATTTAAGGAGTTACTGGGACGTTTACGACACCCAACATTAAAGCTCTTTATAATCCTTTCAACCAATCCAGTTTCGAAAGGGAACTGGGTGTACAAGCATTTCTTTAAAAATGAGTTGGAAGACTATTTTGTTTTAGATGACGAGGAACTTTATAAACAACAAACAATCATTGTGAACAACACTTATTATCATCACTCTACCGCAGACGATAATTTGTTTTTACCAGTTAGCTACATTGAGCAACTTGATGAGATGGCTCTATATGACCCAGACCTTCACAGGATTGCACGTAAAGGACGTTTCGGAGTCAATGGTATTCTCGTTCTGCCACAATTTGAAACAAAGCCTCACGACCAAGTAATGGCTGAAATCAACAAGATAAGTAAACCGATACACAAAAATGGGATGGATTTTGGTTTCGTAGATTCATACAATGCGATTTTAAGAATGGTGATCGACCATGAAAATAAATGGTTGTACATCTATTGGGAGTATTACAAACGGGGGTTAACTGATGATATCGTAGCAGATGAGTTAGAAGCTGAAGGGCTTAGAAAAGTCTTAATCAAAGCTGATAATGAAGATGCAAAAGCTATCGCTTATTATCAACAAAGAGGTTTTCGTATGCTTCCATGTAAAAAACTAAGAAGAATCGATAATACGCGCAAAATGAAACGTTTCAAACGTATCATTTGCTCAGAATCATGCGTAAATACGATACGTGAGTTAAAAGAACTTACGTTTAAAAAAGATCCTAAAACAGATGAAATTATTGAAGACGAGTTCAATATTGACCCTCACACATTCTCAGCGATGTGGTACGGTCTTGATGATTATGAAGTTGCAAGTGTGAAAGGTGTAAATGCAAAAGAAAGGCATAGAAAGTAGGTGAACCTCATGCAAAATGAAACTATTAGAAAACGAATGCAACGCTTTCGACCATACATTAAATACTTCCAAGAGCATGGCATCAAAAGTGATATCATTGCTCAATTAATCAGTGAGCATAAGTCAATTCATGATGATGTAGTGAAACTCCAGCAACGTTATGAAACTAGTAAGGATGGTGTGCCAATCTTAAAACGTACACCGAACCCTATGCATTTCATGGAGAATGAGCGTATGAGAAGGGTAGACGCGCTTGTTAACAATAAGCTAAATAATGCAATCGATGCCGATTTTGTAGATACCAAGATAGGTTATTTTCTTGGCAATCCAATTAGTTATGTAGTTGAAGCAAGAAAAGAACCTCGATTACAACTCTTAGCAGATGAAGTTGAAGCATTTCGTACACGTAATAATGTTCCTGATAAGGACACAACAGCAGGAAAGCAAACTGATATAGCTGGTTACAGTGCCCGTCTAGTGTACTTCACTACAGAGAACGATAAGTTAGTTTTAAAAATTGCTAATATCGAACCACAAGGCTGTATTTTCTTTTATGAGGAGAGTATGAGCGAGCCTACTTTTGCTTTGCAGTACTATCCAAACGTTGTAATTGATGCACAAGGTAATAAGCAGTCAGTTACTGAAGTAGAATTTCACGATAACACTAATACTTACTTCTTCCGTAGTGGTACATCTGGATATGAGTTGTACGACACGATTATTCATGGTTTAGATGGATGTCCTCTTTTCGGAATTGAGAACAATGATGAGCTTCAAGGGGCTGCTATTCGCATCCTGAATCTAATTGATGCATACGATCGCACTATGTCAGATGCTAACAGTGAAATTGAATCTACTCGATTAGCCATCTTACTTTTACGTAATCTTGGAATGGATGAGGATGATATACAGGAGCTTCATAAAAGTGGTGCACTTGAGATGTGGGGCGATAATACAGACATCAAGTATTTAACAAAAGACGTTAATGACACAATGATTGAAAACCATTTAAACCGTCTTGAAGCCAACATGCACAAGTTTGCTAAGTCAGTAGATTTCAGTGACGAAGCTTTTGCCAGTAACATCTCCGGTGTGGCTATGAAGTTTAAAACAATGGCCCTTGAGCACAAGGCAATCGTTGCTGAACATAAGATGCGAAGCGCATTACAGTATCAATTCAAATTGCTATGCAGTGGATGGGCTAAGCTTGGTATCTGTGAACCAGAAGACTACCTGAAAGTATGGTTCGGATTCAAACGTAACCTACCTGTAAATGTACTAGAAGAATCACAAGCTACAATGAATCTGAAAGGAAACGTGTCAGAGCGTACACGCCTTTCTCTATTATCGTTTGTTGATGATGTGGATGCGGAACTTGAGGAGATGCAAAAAGATGCTAAACTGTACGGTAATGGGCTTGAACCATTAGATGATGGTGACGATGAAGATGAAGATATTGATCCTGAAGAAGTTGATGAGGAATGAATCAACAAGAGATTAATAAAATCTTAGACGAGTTGGAAAAAAAGGCTGAGAAAGATATTGAAGTAGTCTTCAACAAACGCTTAAAAGCCATACTTTCTCAAATGCTGGAGATGCATCGTAAGTTTGGCAAGAACGGTGAAGCTTCTTGGACAGATGTAAACAAGTATAATCGCTTCAATCAGGAAATGAAGATGATTGCTAAACAGCTTAATGCTGATTACAAAGTTATTATCAAGCTCATACGAGAGTCAGAGGAACGGCTTTACATTGAGAGATATTTAATGATGGCTTATCTTTTACAGCAGTCTACTGGCGAGGAAATGGGCTTTAAAATACCATCTGTTGAGGTCATTCAAGCAGCGTTGGAGAATCCAGTTGAGTTCTTGTCTATTCCTAAGATATTTGAAGCACACAGGAACGAGATTATCAGACGATTGAACATTGAGGTTGCACAGAGCTTGCAAGCTGGTGAAAGTTACACAGACATGGCTGTACGTATTGAAAACGCTATGGGATGGACAAGGAAAAAGGCTATTCTTGTTGCTCGAACTGAAGGTGGTAGACTACGTTCTCAGGCAGATTTAGCTGTAGAAGAACAAGCGAGTAAAACAGCACGACTAACTAAGATATGGATGTCCTCACTTGATACGAGAGTTAGGAAGTCCCATAGAAAGCTAGATGGTCAGAAAGCTGATAAGGATGGCTACTACCATTACGGAACTTGGAAATCAAAAGCCCCGAGGTTATGGGGTATTGCATCAATGGATATACAATGCCGTTGCCATACGATTTATATGGTGAATGGTAAGTTACCAGAGTACAGACGGGGCAAAGATTACATGGACGATACGTATCAGAAAAAGCTTGCTGCACGTATCAACGCTTATATGGAGGACCTGGGAATGATGTATAAACAGGCATTTAGCAAAGCTTATAAAGAGGTAAAGCCTCCAAGTGTTATGGTGCCGTTTATGAGTTTTGAAGAGTGGAGAAAGAAAATTTCTGTTTAGAAAGAAAATATGGTAAAATATCACATAATCTAAACGTCAGGAGGATTAAACATGGACATTCAACCAGATTTAAATTTATTCTTAAAGATTTTAGGGATGAGTTTATCAGAGCAAAGTAAATTCGCTGCAGAAACTCTTGGTATAAGTGAAGATGGTTTTACTGAACTCATTAAAGAATATCAACGAAACCCAAACATGAGCGACGAAAACTTGGAGAAATTAGTTAATGTTTTAAAGAAGGACCAAGGGTAATACTAAATTTTAAAACATGAATATTTAAGAGCCACTCGATAAAAGAGTGGCTCTTTTATTTTCGTCTTTTATTCATTTGCAGACTTTAAAGAACAAATGAAATACTACGTGTTTCGTGGGTGTAAAGGCGTACGAAGGACAGGAGGAAAACAATTATGCAATTAAACATTGAGGAACTAAAGACATTAATTGAAGCTGGTGACAAGTCGGCTATTGAACAGCATATTTTTAAATCGCTTGAAAAGGGTGACGTAATTTCGGCAGCATCACACAATGTTTTAGTTAAAAGTGAACTAGATTCAGAGAAAGACAAGCATCATAATACGGCACTTCAAACATGGAAGGATAACAACCTTCAAACGTTGATTGAAGAAGAAGTTGCAAAGCGTAATCCACAAGAAACACCTGAACAAAAGACTATTCGTGAATTGAAAGAACGTTTAGATACTCAAGAAAAAGAAGCGAAACGTTCAGCAATGAAAGAAGCAGCTCTTACTTATGCAACTGATAAAGGTTATGACGCAAAGTTTGCCACAAAGTATATCGAAAAGTTCCTTGCTGATGATGAAACAACTACTAATGCAGCACTTGATGAGTTGAAATCGGATCTTGATACCATTGTTCAAGCACAGGTTGAAGAAACGCTTAAAAAGAACTCTCGCAATGGTGCTGGTGGTGGTTCTGGTTCAGGAGGAGAAGAGACTTCACTTGGTAAACGTCTAGCTACTGAAAATAACAATAATAAAACCAAAGATGCACAAGATGCGTTCTTTGGCTAATTAGGAGGATTAGAAGATGGGTAAATTTGTGAAAACATCTTACACAACACCGAAAGAAATTTTGAAATTCCCGGATCACCACATGTCTGTTGCAGTAACAGTAGATGATGTTGGAGTAATGGCGAATGCAGAAGGGCGAAAAATCATTCCTGCAGGTACGATTGTAGGTGGAGGATTCTTAGCGAATCGCTCTGTAAAAGTAAAAAAAGTTAACGATGCTACATCTGAAGGTGTGCTTCGCTATAACGTTGATGTAACTCAAGGTCCTGCTCCAGGTGCAGCAGTTATACATGGTTTTGTAGACCTTAATAAATTGCCAGAAGCACCATCTGCTGAAGCAATTACAGCTTTAAAACAAATTACATTCTTAAAATAAGAGGAGGGTATTTTAAATGCCTACAATTTATGATTTAGTAACAGCACAAAATGCCAAGGATTTTATTGAAAACTCAACAACACCTACGTATTTAGGTGCCGCGCTTTTCCCGAATAAAAAACAGCTAGGATTAAACCTTTCATACATTAAAGGTCGTGGCGGTGCCGCAGTTGTATTAAAAGCAGCTTCATTTGATGCAGCAGCTCCAGTACGTGACCGTATTGGTATTACTAAACTTGAAACAGAAATGCCGTTCTTCCGTGAGCGTATGAACGTTAAGGAAGTAGAGCGTCAACAAATTAACACGTTCTTAGCTGGTGGACTAACGCAACAAGCTGAGGCTATTGTTCGACTAGTTTATGACGATCAAAAAACTTTAGTCGATGGGGCAAATGCAACTGCTGAGCGTATGCGTATGCAATTGATTTCAGAAGGTAAGATTTCTCTTGCTGCTGAAGGCGTAGCACACGATTATGATTATGAATTAGATCAAAAACAATTCGATGAGCTGACAGGTACTGACACTTGGGACCAAGCAACTTCAACACCAGTTCAAGACATTCTAGAGTGGATTAAAGCGGCACAAAAATTCTCTAAAACACGACCTGGCCGAATGGTATTAAATAGCACTACGTTTGGTTATTTAGCTGCTCACGATTCAATTAAAAAGGATTTAAACCCATTAGGTGCAGCAAATATCATCTTAACTGATGAAGACGTGAAAGCGTACCTTGAGCGAAAGCTTAAATTAAAAATTGCGATTTATGATGAAATCTTTACTGATGAAGAAGGTGTTACAAAAACTTTCTATCCAGATGACAAAATCACTTTACTACCTGCATCGACTTTAGGTAACACTGTTTATGGTACAACACCTGAAGAATCTGATTTAATGACAGGTACTGATGCTGATGTACAAGTTGTGAATACAGGTGTAGCTGTTACTACAAACAAAATCGTCCATCCGGTAAACGTTGAAACGATTGTTTCTGAAATTGTATTACCGAGTTTTGAACAAGCTGACAAAATCTTTATTGCTAAAGTTAAATAATCAGAGAGGCAGCCAAAAGGTTGTCTCTATTTTATTTTAAGGAATGGAGGGCTTAACATGCCATACAATGTAACTTTATCTCGAAATGCAAAGGTGCATGGTGTTCACCGAAAAGCTGGGCAAGTTGTCGAGAATGTATCAGATAAACTTTATGAGGAACTACAAGAACGTGATCTAGTAGAAAATGCTGAAGAAGCAAAAGCTAAACGTTCAACTAAACAAACGGGTACTGTTGAAGAAAAAGCGGGTGAGTAATATGAATTGGATTCCTTCTGATGAAGAAATCAAATATTACAAAGCTTTGAATCAGGATAAGGCCTCTAATGAGGAGTATTACAAATCGATCCTACCCATCTTGCTTGAGAAAGTAAATGAAGACTATTGTCTATCATTTGAGCAAGATAGTTTACCAGCCAATGTAAAGCTGTTTCTTGCAAAAGCTACTCAATTTTATAGTGGACCAACTGGATTGAAATCTAGAAGTATGGGGACTGTGTCATACTCTTTTGATTTCAGTGAACTTCCACAATCTATCACTGGATTACTAGCACGTTATAGAAAGGCGAAATATCATGTTTTTCGACGCTATGAATGAATTTCCTCATGAAGTTGAAGTAGTTCAGAAGAAAAAGGTATCGGACGGTGCTGCAGGCTTTGAAACTAAGTGGATTCCAGTTGATACAATTGATGCTTTTGTAGATACGTCAACAAGCAAAGAGCAGTACTATGCCCAACAACTCGGTAATCCATTGCAACGATACATGTACTATCCATATAGGACTGATTTAAAATCTAATATGCAACTACGCTTTGATGGTGAAATTTATGCATTCGCTGGTAGTCCCGAAGATCAAGGTGGACAACATGAAATCATGCGGGTTGCGTTAAAGTTGGTGACTGAATAATGGCTAAGATTACATTCAGTGGACGTCGGTTATTAAGGGCGGCACAAAGGTTTGAAGAAGGTTTACTCGATAAAGTGTCAGACGTCATATATGAGACAGCGAGGCTTATTCAAACGCAGGCTAAGGCTCTTGCACCAGCTGATGATGGTAGCTTACGTGATTCAATCGAAATGAAGATGCTAGGTAAATACAATGCTGTTGTTTCTGTAGGGGTACATTATGCAGTATACGTGGAATGGGGAACTGGTATCTATAGTGTTTCGGGAAATGGTCGCAGAACACCGTGGACATATTTCAGCACGAAGTTAGGTCGCTATGTAACTACTGAAGGTATGAGAGCTCAACCATTTTGGGGTCCTGCTGTAGATGCTGGTCGAGAATACTTCGAAAGAGAAATGAGGCGATTAGGCTTATGAGTAATTACTATGCCTTGCCTTTCTTTGAATTGCAGAGGGTAATTTATCAAAAGTTAACGGCTTGTGAAACTCTAACATCTATTACACGAAAAGATGAAGATGATCTTGGTGTTTATGATGCAGTCGATGAGAACACATCATATCCATACGTAACAATCTCAGAGCCTTACACGAGCCCATTTGATACCAAAACAAGTAATATCGAAACCATTACATTTACGATACACACTTGGTGGAAGGATAACGACAACTATAGTGGTAAGCGTAAAACGTATGAGATGTTATCAGCTTGCCAGCAAGCTCTAATGGCTCGAAATTACTCAATACCAGGTGCCAGAGTATTAAGCGTTAAAAGACTTGAATCTCGCGTAATAGATGATAATAGCCCTGGCGTAAAACACGGCATTCTAACAATTCAATATAAAGTACAAAACATTTAGCAGCCTTATGGGGCTGTTTTTATTTTAGGAGGGAAAACACTTATGCAAAACGGGAAAGACACGGTCTTACTTGTACAATTAGCAGATGCAGCACTTGGCTCAGATGGTTTCTTAATCGGAAATCTTACTGAAAATAGTTACTCGCTTGAGAGTGAATTAGTAGATGAACAAACTAAATTTGGACGTATTTTAGCTTATGGGCAATCCAGTGAGTCATTCGAAATCACAGCTTATGGTGATAAAAATGATCCTGGACAAAAAGCGATTCTCGATGCCATTCGAAATGAAAAGCAATTAAAAGTGTGGGAAGTTGATTTAAAAGTAAATGATGATGATACACATGATGCAAATTTTGCATACATATTAGTTGAATCGGTGGAGAAGTCATCACCAGGTGACGGTTTCCAAGAGCTTTCTGCAACATTACAAGTCATTGGTAAATCAAAACAAGGGAAATTACCTAAACTTCCACAAGAGGTAATTGAATTTGCAACATATGGCTTCGAAACACCTGGAGAGAAAACGGGTGAATTTGGCAAAGAGCAAACGGAAGGTGCTCCAGTGGATAGCGTATCAGTTTCGCCACAAAACACATCAGTAGCAGTAGGCAGCACTCGTCAGCTAACAGTTACTGTTCTGCCAGCAGACGCGACTAATAAAAACGTAACATTCGTTTCTAGTGACGTGGCAATCGCTACGGTGACACCTGCTGGATTAATCACAGGCGTGGCCGAAGGTTCAGCAACAATTACTATTACAACAGCAAGTGGTGGCAAAACAACGACAGTTGCAGTAACAGTCACTGCATCATAATTAAAGCACTCTTAGGGGTGCTTTTTTATTTTACTTAAAACACAACATTAGGAGGGCTATATAACATGGCTACATTAACAATTGCAGGTACACAACAAGAGGCAAAATTCGGTTTTGCGTTTAAAAATCTAGCAGATAAAAACTACAACCAATCAGATGAGAACGGTAATGAAGTGGGTGGCTTTAATGGCATCTATACAGGACTTCTACAATTCGATCTAGACGCATTAAAAGCCTTTTGGGATTGCGGTTTAGCCCATTTACAAAAGCGTCCAAGTATCGCAGATATTGAAGTAGCTCTAGAGGATCGTATCAATGAGTACGGAGACACAGATCAATTATTCAAAGAGGCTTTCCAAGAAATCAATGCATCGGGTTTTTTCAAAAAAAGTGTGAAGACGTTTTGGAAGAACTTAGAGCTATTCAAAACGATGGGCAAATCAGACGAGGAGAAAGCCGAGAACGAGAAGGGTATTCAAATGCTAATGGACGCGAAGGCGGAGCTATTGGACGAAACAACCGAGTCGACGGACTAGAATGGCTGGAAGTACTTACAGACGTTGCACAGCACATGAAGATTTATGATGTAGATCTCATTATGTCGTGGACGCCTAATGAGTACAAAGCATTTAAAAAAGGTGCTCTCTTACAAGATGTTGACGACTTAGAAAACATGGCACGTATGGCGGTCTTTCATCGTATCGCTGCTAATAAGAAAAAGTTGAACATAGAGAAGGACTTGTTTGACGCCAGAAGTGCTCGCAAGCGAATTATTGATGGTGATAATGCGTGGAAAGAGTCGAAGAAGATTGATACTACTCGACATACCAAGGCACAAGAAGCGATGAAGCGATGGGCTGAGAACTTTAATAAGAAAGGGTGAGGTAGATGAACGGGAACTTTTCAGCGCGTATTGGTGCACGTATCACAGAGTTTATGGCTCGTATGCGACAAGTGCAGAATACCATACGAACTACTGCAAATGACGTGCGTGTAGACATTGGTGCGGATGTTAGTGAATTTCGCCGCCGTATGGCTGAAATACGTGCTCGTATAGCTACATTAGTGCGAGAGAAAGTCGTCATTAAGATTGAGGCAAGAATACAAGAATTCCAGAACAGTATAAATCGTATAGCGACAAATATTAGGGCATTTGGGGAGCTAATGCAACACACGCTAATGGGTACGTTAATGGCGGTTTTCCCTGCTCTATCTCCATTGATAGCCAATTTAGGGGTAGCAATTGCTAACTTAGGTCCAATGATTGGAACTGTTGCAGGCTCTACTTTTGCTTTAGCAGGAGCATTTGTTAGCGCAGGTGCAGCAGCTGGCGCATTTGCGATTGTAGCAATACCAACCATCAAAAAATTATTTGATGAAAATGCGAAGTTGAACGCTACTCAAAGTAAAGCAAAACAATCCTTTGAGACAATGAAAAAAACATATCAGTCCTTAGTAAAAGAGACTGAAAAACCAGTCCTGCAAGCTTTTACAAGTGCTATGCAGTTCACAAATACATTACTTACTAAACTAAGGCCCTTATTTTTATCTAGTGCTCAAGCAGTTGCAAAATTAATGGATCAGCTTAATCAATCACTAGACTCTCCACCAATTCAAAAGTTTTTGGAATACCTAAATACTTCTGGTGGTCCAATGCTCGAGACTATTGGACGCGCATTTGGCAACGTGTTTAAAGGTTTGTTATCCATGCTTACAGCGTTTGCTCCATTAAGTGCAAGTACTGCAAAAGGCTTCGAGGATATGACTGTTCGTTTTGCGGAGTGGGCGAACGGGTTAAGTGGTAGTGCAAAGTTCCAAAAATTTATGGATTACGTAAATGAAAATATGCCAAAGATTAGAGCAATCTTCAGAGATGCTACAGCCGGCATAGTTTACTTTTTTAGCGCATTTGCTGGTTCATCATCAGACATGATGGATGGTCTTGTAGCAATGATGGCGCGATTTAAGGAATGGTCAGCAAGTCTTTCGCAAAATCAAGGATTCCAAACATTCCTATCCTATGTACAACAAACTGCGCCTAGTGTATTGAAACTAATTGGCAATCTCACTAAGTTTCTAGTGAACTTGGGTATCGGTATGGCTCCTCTTGGTGCAGCTATTATAAACATTGTTAATAAATTTTTAGAGTTCACTAACTCTGCAATGGAAGGTAATCGTGCTATAGGAGTGATTCTAGCTGGACTAATTTCATTGGGAGGTATCTTACTAGCGGTAGTGCCTAATGTTATTGCTTTTAGTAAATTATTTAAAGGATTAGGCCCAACCTTAACAGCCGGTTTAGGGAAGGCTGTTAAGGTAGTCGGAGGTTTATTCACAAATTTTGGTGGGACCATGGCAACTCTAGGTACTAAAGTGATGGCTTTTGCAACAAGGTTTGGAAGTGGTTTAGGTTTAATTACAAATCCAGTTGGTTTAGTTGTCATCGCTATAGTAGCTTTCATTGCGGTCTTGGTACGCCTGTATCAAACTAACGATAAATTTAGGTCACAAGTTCAAACTGCTTGGGAAGTAATTAAAACAGGAATTTCCATGGCTGTAACAGCTATTAAAAATTCAGTCATGTCAGTTTGGACACAGATAACGTCATTTTGGAATGAAAACCAAGAAAGCATTAAGGCAACTGCATCTACCATTTGGAAGTTTATTGGTGATGTAGTGACAACAGCCATGACAGTCATTGGAGATATCATGAAGTTTGTGTGGCCTGTTGTGAAAGCATTAATTGTCTCTACCTGGGACGCAATAATGAATGTCATTAAGGGTGCAATTGATATTATTCTAGGCATTGTAAAGGTGTTCACATCATTGTTCCAAGGAGATTGGAAGGGTGTATGGGATGGTGTTAAGCAGATTTTAGGTGGAGCATTACAAGCTATCTGGGGCGCTGTTAATCTTTACTTTGTAGGTAAATTACTTGGCCCACTCAAAGCTTTTGGCTCAACTGCTAAGACATTCCTACAAGGCATTTGGACAGCTATCAAAGGAATATTCACGAATACTCTTAATACGATTAAAAATACTGTTACGACTATTTTTAGTGGTATTAAATCTACGATTATATCGATTTGGAACAGTATAAAATCTTTCTTTAATACGATTCTAAACGGTATCAAATCAATTTTCATGAGTATTTGGCGTAGCATTGCCTCATTTTTAGACAATATGTTTACAAGCATCTCTGGTCTTGTCCGGTCAGTTTGGAATGGGATTAAAAATTTCATTTCAAGCGTGTTGAATGCCATCGCCAACGTTATCAAAAGCATTTGGACAGGCATTAAAAATACAGTCTCTACAATACTGAATGGCATTAAAAATGTCATCGAAACAATATGGAACGGATTTAAAAACACTGTTTCAACAGCGATGGAGAATGTCAAAACGGCTGTTGTTAATGGGTGGAATGCAGCTAAAACATTCTTAGAAAACATTAGTCTGGTGAAGATTGGGGAATACATTGTAGCAGGTTTAGTGACTGGGATTAATAATTGGTTTGGCAAGGTAAAAGAGAAGGTCATGGAGCTTGCTGAATTACTACCAGAATGGCTACGAAAAAAGCTAGGTATCCACTCGCCATCACGCGTCATGATTTCTTTAGCTAAATGGATTTCGATTGGTGTTGCGAAGGGTATCGAATCCACTACAAACGTAGTTCAAAAGGCAACGAACATCATGGCTGGCAAGGCTATTCCTGATTTCAGTAAGTCTATTACAACAACAAAATCCGCGATGGATAACATTAATTATATTGTTAAAAATTCTACGTCCAATACAAGCGCTAATGCTCTTGCTATCCAAAAAGATTACGCTAAGAAACGTGCTGATCTTGACCGTAAAACTGAACAACAAATTTCAGTTATTAAAGCATCAGCATCTAAAAAAACTCAAACAAATACGAAGGCTCAACAGCAACGCATCAATAACATCATGGCTGATGCTGCAGCTAGTCGTCAGAAATTAGCCAAACAAGAAGCTGATGCACTGGCGAAAGCAAGAAGTAAGTCACAAGCTGAAACGTTAGAAGCCTTAGAGCAGTATGTGTCTAACAAAGAATCCCTTGAATTGTGGTCTACTGAACAACAAGCAGGGTACTGGAAGTATGCAACTACTCTGTTTAAGGAAAATACGAAAGAACGTATTAAAGCGCAAAATAATTACAATAAAGCAATGGCCGAACTTGCCAAAGAGCAGTTTGAAAAAGAGAAAAATTACATTGAGCGTAAAAAGAATTTCAATCAGTTGTCACTTACTCAGGAACTAGCAGCTTATGAAAAGTACATGAAGCAGTACAAAGCTGGTAGTGAGGAACGTATTTACTACGAAGAAAAAGTAGCACAAACAAAGAAAGAAATTCATGAGAAGTTAATCTCTCTAAACGATGAGTTTACAGCTAAGATTCAAGAGACTAACCAAAAACAAATTGATGGTTCCAAAGCACTTACACAAGAATATGAGGATGCAGTTAATTCTCGGAAACAATCTTTGTATAGCGCTATAGGTATCTTTGATGAAATGGAAGAGAAAGCTGCTGTATCTGGTCAAAAGTTGATTGATAACTTGAGAGGTCAAAATCAGGCATTCCAAGAATGGGCAGCTAATCTACAAGCATTAGGGGCAAAAGGAATTGACCAAGGGTTATTATCTGAATTACAAGCGTTAGGTCCATCTGCTTCTGCTGAAATTGCAGCTTTAAACACTTTGAGTGCTACTCAACTAGCCGAATATGTAGCATTATGGCAAGAAAAATCTAACCTAGCACGTACACAAGCTGAGTTAGAGTTAACGGGAATGAAAGCAGATACAGCTAAAAAGATTGAAGAATTAACAGCTGAAACGGCTACGCAGTTAGATAGCTATAAAACGGAATGGGCCAACAAAATTAAAGAAGTGCGTACAGGTACTGTCAATCAATTTAATGCAATGGTTGCTACAATGCCTCAGATTGGCCGTAATGTGATTAAAGGTATGCAACAAGGGTTATCAGAATTAACACCTGATTTACTTGCGCAGGCTCAATCCATTGCAGAGAGTATCAAAGCTACTATTCAAGGAGCACTAGACATCCATAGTCCGAGCCGTTGGGGTAAGAAGATGATCGGTCATAACTTGGTGAAAGGAATTATTATCGGTCTAGCTGACATGAAATCGGATGCCATTAAAGCTGCTGAAAGAGTAGCTGAATGGATTCAACCGCACGTTGAAGTTAGCGATATTATTAACGACATCAACGGTGCCATCGATGCAATTCAAACCGAGATTGAACACAAAGTAAAAGTAGATGTTGATGTAAACGGCGAAGGTGGACAAGGCACGAATGATAAAGGTGTACATCAAGAGGTGCACTTACATTCGCCAACACCTTTAAGCCCATCAGAAAATGCACGTCAATTGAAAAAAGTAGCACAACAACTAGCATTCTAAAGGAGGGCGTCTTATGGAGATCGTCACATATACCAATCGTTTTGGAGAGTCCGTCACATTTGGCGGTCCTCCTTTTTATTTGCAAGAGATTATCGGACTTGGTGATGTACCAGCCAATTTACAAACGCAACGGGTACCATACGAAGACGGAAGTACCTTAATTGATGTATTGCTAGAGGAACGACCAATTGATATTACATTTCTTATAGTTAATGCAGTAGACGAGGGTGGATATGAAACCGTGTCAAGGCGGAGAACAGAGGTAGCACGTATTATCAATCCAAAGCTTGGCCCTGGTACTCTACGGTATGAAAATGATTTTCTAGTCCGTGAGATTTTAGTAGTTGCATCTAGTGTACCTATTTTCCCGGATGGTGAAGGCAGGGCTAAAACATTACAAAAAGGCATGATCAATTTCGTGGCACCAGATCCGTATTGGCGTAGTTTGAAAATTGATGAAGAGCCAGCGTTCAAACCGTTATTCCAGTTTCCTTTCAGTGGGCCATTTCAAATGGGGATGCAAAGGGATAGACGAATCATTAACAATGACGGAGATGTAGCAGCGCCACTCTACATTGAGTTTTATGGACCAGCGACGAATCCTAAAATCGAAAATATAACAACTGGCGAGTTTATCAAAGTTAATCAAACGCTTGCTGAGGGTGAGAAGATGGTAATCGATACAACACCAGGAACAAAATCGGTTGAATTTGTTGATGAAGATGGATCTCGAAGAAACGTTATTAACTGGCTCCATTATAGACAGTATATTTTTTAAACTTCAGCTAGGTGAAAACGACATCAATTATACGGCAGATAATGACGTCCAAGGAACAATTGTAAACATCAGCTACCATAAGCGATACAACGCAGTATAGGAGGGATGAAAGTGGCTGAAATATTTAAGTTTTTTAACTCAGCACCAGGAGATGAACGTTGGCACTATGCGAGTGACTTTGCTGATTACTTTGGTGATGTGCTATCGAGTGGGTTGTTACATAAAGACGGCACACCGAATTTACAAGTAAAAGTAAATGCAGGGACGATGCAAACGTATATAGAGGCAGGAAAGGCATTAATACAAGGATATCAATATCAAAATACAAAGCCATTATTTTTAGCGCATGGTCTTCCTGAGGCAAACTTAGACCGCATTGACCGTATTGTCTTGCGTTTGGATAAACGAAATAACGCTCGATCCATCAAACTGTTTGTAAAAGAAGGTGTATCAGCTACAAACCCTGTACCACCATCCTTACAACGAGATCAGTACGTATTTGAATTATCGTTAGCACAAATCCGACTTACCAAAAATACATCATCCTTAGAACCATTAAAGCTAGTAGATGAACGTATGAAAGAAGATTTATGCGGTATCGTTTATTCGCTTATTAGCGTGCCTACAAGCGTGTTTCAGCAACAGTGGGATTATTGGTTTAATCTCAAGAAACAGACGCTTGAGGATGATATGGAAGCGTGGCAATTACAGCAGAAAAATGATTTTGAGACGTGGCAAACAATTCAGAAACAGGAATATTTAACTTGGATTGAATCGATTAAAGATATATTGGATGAAAATGTAGCTGCTAGTTTAGCAGCTAAAATAGCAGAGTTAGAGCAGGGGTTCGCTAACCATATAGTTGATGCTTCACACATTAAGTGGATTGAAACTGTAGGAGGTACAGCAAACGGATTAACTGCAACGATTGATGGTCTTACAAGCTATAAAAATGGTTTGGCTGTTTCATTCCCTGCTACCTCCAACAGTACAGCAGCAATGACATTAAATATAAATGGATTAGGTGCTATACCTATAAAAAAAGCGAATGGCTCAGCGCTGAGTAATGCAAAGGCTAACGGAGTATATACCGTTCGTTATCGTGCAGGGGCTTTTATCTTACAGGGTGAAGGGGGTGAATATGGTAATGCAAAAGAAACTGATGTTGTTCAAGGGGTTACATTTGGGACAGAGCAAGGACTTAAGACTGGCACATTAGTAGCGTATAAGGCAGGTAGTCCAGTACCATCCAATAAAGTAAGAGAAAAGTTTAGTAGAAAATGGGCTGTTTCTTCGACTAATAGTCAAGGGGCACCATTTGCTCTGGATAGATTCGGAAACATTTATGTTGGATATAGATATTACTCAACAGGAGACAATCGTTTAATCAAATACGGTAGTAATGGTCAGATTCTTAAGACTTTTAATCCCCCAACAGGATACGGTACTGTATTAGGAGTGTCCGTTGGTGGTGATAGAGTGGTCGCTGTTTGCGACGATAAGAATAATTATGTTCTGGACTTAGATTTGAACGTGGTAGCAACTATTCCTTCAGCGACATATTTCTCCACACATGTGATCGTAGATTCTAGCGGTAATTTTTATATTCAATATAGTGATACGTTTGAGATAAGATCCGTTAGAAAATTTAACGCAAGTGGCGCGCAGGTTGGGGTAGCTAAATTGCCAAACGAATTCCGAATGTCACAACTATTAATAACTAATGACGGTCAGCTTTTGGTAGTGTCTAATGAGGCTAAAACACTATCAAAGTTTACTTTTTCAAGCTTCGAAGCAACCAAAACTTGGGAGACGACCATAAATACTTCAGCATATGGAGTAATATATCAAGTAGCAATACAAGATGATGGAATAATCGCAGTTGCTACTAATGGTATAACTACTGGTGCTGAAAGAACAGGCGGATATGTATTACGATATGGTACAAATGGGGGGCTGGCTCAAGTAATAAATATGGTAACTCCACCACATGAAAATTATGGATATAGAGCTGTAAACAACTTTGCTTTATGTTCTGATGGTGAAAAGGGCCTAATAACGTCTATCGGAGCAGGAGCAGGTCATCTTAATCCCGATCAATCGACATACACGTCGTTCTATACAACGGTTATGCATAGACTTAGAACAACTAATTACAGTCCGGAAAATTTAGGAATAGCGACATCAGGCAAATATCCGTTATCTTACGCTGTTCTATGGATAGCATATAGTCTTTTAGACGATCAAGTGTACGCTATAGATTCCACAGCAACTCTACATTGTTTCAAGAAAGAATACACAATAATTTGAGAGGAGTGTTAACATTGATTTTATTATTTAATTATAAGATTACAGAAACAAAAGCGCTAGTTCAGGGGATGCATTACGACTCGTTTCATCCAGTAGATGGGTTCGGTAAAACCCAAGAAGAATTAGAGGCAGAGGGTCATATCTTTGTTGAAGAGAGTGACATACCAATTCCAGAGGATAACGGTAAGATTGCAAATCTGTATATCAATCCACAGACTAAAGAAATGTGGTATGAGTATCAAGACATGCCGAAGTCTGAAATTGACATTTTACGAGATGAAAACCGTGATTTAAAGATAGCATTAGCTGAATCAGTAGAAGCACAACAGCAAGATAAGCTAGAGAACCAACTTGCTATCGCTGAATTAGTAGAGACACTACAAACCAAGGGGGTTTTATAATGGCTAAACTATATTGGGATTTAATTAAAATGAACTTGAGAACAGTTGACCAAGTGCCGTTGTTATGGCGAGAAGCTGTACAAGCATTACTCGAAAACGAAACCAAGTAGACGCAGCATAAGCTAGCGTTATTTTTTATTCTAAAATTTAATTAACTATTTGTTTTTTGGGAAAAGTTGAAAATAAATCCATATTACATTAATATAGCTTTATTAGTTATTTAGGAGGAGTAATATGGATAGTACAAATTTAATGGTCTTGTTTGTTTTTTGTATACTTATAATAGTAATTTTTATACAGTATAAGAAAATTTCAAAAATAAATAAGATATATGCCCTTAGTAATCAAGAAACAACAGCGACTATGATTGATTTTGAAAATGAAATAGAAAAGAAAGCAATACTTATTGATAAGAAAGAAGAATTTATTTCAAATCAAAGTAACCAAATGCAAATAATTAAACGAAAATATGAAGATGAAATTAGAGATTTAAAGAGTTATTACAAAGGCATCGAGGGCCAGTTAAGAAATTTCGGTGAGATTAATACTCATAATATTTTAGTGGATTTAAAAACAGAATTAGTAAAAAGTGATGTAATAAAACCTAATCAGATGCTTATAATGTCAAATATTTTTGTGCCTTTTAGAGACAAAAATGGTGAATTAGCGAGCAGACAAATTGACCATTTATTATTAATGAGTAGTGGAGCATTTGCTATTGAATCAAAATACTGGCAAGGAAATATAATGTATGGTGTTTCGAAAAGTAAAGAAAAAGAGTTCGGTTTTATCCTTGAAAAGTTGTATCCAAAAAACAAAATGGATGATGAATCAACAATTATTTTTACAGAAAATTTTGGAACGAATTTAGAAAAAGATAATAAATCTATAGAGAGTTTGAATGTACTTTCTTATGGGGATCCATCTGGTCAAGTTAAGAGTGCTGCAGCTACTTTAAGTAGCCTTTTTAAAGGCCATGGCGAAAAGGCTTGGGTTACTCCAGTTATATTCTTTAATAACAAGAATAAGAAATTTAAGAATTACTCATCTAGTAAAGAACCTTTTGTTATATTAGACGAAAAATCATTGCGTGAATTTTTAATTGATAAAATTAAGAATAAAAATGAATTCAGTGAAGAGCAATTAAAGAGAATGGAGAAGATTGTTAAAGACGTAAATTATTTAAACAATTGAATAAAAGGAACAGAGACGCGTAAAGTTATGCGTCTTTTTATTATTTACAGAAAGAAGGTGACTACATGCAAAACATTCCCTTAAGAATCATAGATGATGAATTTAATTTACTTGGCGAGGTTGACCGATATTCTTCTGCTCAAATCGGTATCTCATGGTCAGGTATTGGAGAGCTAGAGCTTCAAATCAATCGGTACCTACAACATGCTGAAAAATTGATTAAAGGTAATATCATTTTCCCTTACAATCGATTAGATCAAGCTTACATCATTAGGCATCGAGAAATTGAGCTAGACGAAAATGGCAAGCAAACAGAGAACTGGAGCATTAAAGCCTTGTCTCTAAAAACTTTTACGTCTCAGCGTCTTATATATCCAGCAGCAGGAAAGACTCATGAAAGTGTGACAGGTAATGTAGAAACAGTTATGCGACATTTTGTGAACACACAGATGATTAATCCTAGTGATCCTGCTCGTATTTTTCCACGATTAGCGCTAGGTGCCAACCAAAATAAAGGTCCAACCATTGAAGAAAACTCAAGGTATGACTCATTAAGTGAAAAGCTCACCGAACTATCAGAGCTTCATGGACTAGGTTGGAACATTGAGCTTGACCTGAAAAATAAACGTTTTGTATTCGTTGTGAAAGAAGGAAGAAACTTAGTAGCCAATCAAACAGGGCAGCCACAAGCTGTTTTCTCGACTGAGTTTGAAACAATTGAATCCCTCGAATACACCGAAAGTGATTTGGATTATAAGAACTTCGCAGTCGTAGCAGGTCAGGGTGAAGGCATAGAGCGCAGAATTATTTCGATTGGTGATGCTGCAGGTGCTGACCGTTATGAAATGTTTGTGGATGCCAGGGATGTATCAGAGGAAGACGATGAGGGAAACCCTCGTCCGGTTGAAAAGGTTGTAGCTGATTTAAACAAGCGTGGTAATGAAAAACTTTCAGAGCATGCCCAAGAGATTTACTTAGGTGGTCAGATACTTACAACCTCAAGATTAATTTATGGGAAAGATTTCAGTGTAGGTGATGTGGTTACTGTACGTGATAAAGGGTGGGGCGTAACGATGGACACTCGAATTACAGCAGTAAAAGAAGTATATGAATATGGCAAGCGAAAGATTGAGGTCGTGTTTGATAATGATAAGCCTACCTTCATAAGTAAGATGAGGCGTGAGATTGACGCATTGAAGTATGAGTTGAAGAAGTGAATTTTTTTAAAATAGCCAAATTTAGAAGGAATTCCTTTCTTTTTGTCGAATTTGATGTTGATTAAAAGAAAGGTGAGTGGAAATGGGATATTCTGAGTGGATAACTTTAGTAGGTATAATAGTTACTAGCATATTTAGTTGTTTAGTTTGGGTCGCAACTAAACGAAGTGCTGATGTTGCAAAAGCAACACTGGATTTAAACAAAAGTATAGTAGATAGAGAAAATAATAAAGAGGAAGAGTATAGAAAAATAATGAGAAATCATGTACTGAACTCATTAATCAGAGATTCAAAAATCGTTCATGATGCTGTAATTTCAATAGATGAGAGAGAAATACATCGTAAATTATTGGGAGGCATCCCAACAACACTAAATGTTGCTAAAGAAGAATTGGCTAAATATTTTAACGAGGAAGAATATAATTTAATTACTGAGGCTTGGGGTTCATACGAGCTTTATCGAGAAACTTATCTTAGAGAAGGTTATAACGGTGATGGGATGAACATGCTTGTAACGAAAGCACCAATAGTCATTGATAAATTTCACCCATTGTTGCAAAGTCTAGAACAAATGAAACGAAAAGATTCTTAATTAAGCTCGACTATTTTAAATTGTTATTACGCTGGTCTTCCGCATGATTGTGGAGGGCTTTTATTATACGCTATGGGAACAATCGAGATGGGCAACAGTACATTGTACTGAACCTCGATGCTTCTCATGGCTTTTTATTTTCACTAAAAAGGGCAAAGGACGTGGATAAATGGAACAATTATTTAAATTTTTACTTAGCACAGTAGGCGGAGTAGTGTCGTGGCTTGTAGGCGGTTGGGGGCTATTAATGACGGTACTTTTAATTCTTAATGCAATCGACTTTCTATCAGGCATGGCAGCTAACTGGGGAACGATTAACAGCAAACGTGGCTATCAAGGCATCATTAAGAAAGGCATGATGTGGGTTTGGATTGTAGTAGCTAATTTAATTTATTTAGTACTGCAAGACCAAGGATTTACAATCGGACAGATAATTCCTGATGCAGTTGTTTTAATGTTCATCTTAAATGAATTGGTGAGCTTAGGAGAAAATTCAGCCAAGCTTGGGGTGGACATGCCTGCACCAGTAAAAAAAGCTTTAGAAATCTTCAATTCGAAGGAGGAAAATGCAAAATGAGCACAAGTGTTACAACAACATGCCGCGATCTAAGCGAATTAACAGCAGTCGCACAAACAGCCTGTCAATTGCTCTTTCAGGAATGTTACAAGGCGGGCATAGACTTTATATTCATCACAGAGACATATCGCAGCCAAGCGCGCCAAAATTACTTATATGAGCAAGGTCGAACAAGACCCGGGCAAGTAGTTACTTGGACACGAAATAGTAATCATACATCACGTAGAGCTTGGGATATTGCTGTAGCACCGCCGCGAAATTTATATGATATTTCTACTCTGTCTAAGGTAGGGGCAATAGCTAAAAAGCTAGGTATCACTTGGGGAGGCTATTGGCCAGTAGGTCAATATGATGCGCCTCATTTTGAAATACCGACGACATGGAAGATGCCTAATGGCTATAAATTAGAAGGACAAGTATTAGTGCCGACAAGTAGTGCTGTAAAGGTACAACTTATTGTAGAGGATAAACCACAACAAACAGAAAAGGATGATGATATTATGAAATTCACAAGCACAACCGCAAAGGCTGCAGTACGTGATTATATTCAACAAGCAGTTGATAAAAAGTTGATCGATAAAACTTGGTTGGAGAAATTCGATAATTCCACAATGACAAGTGGTGATTTTGAAGGTTTAAAAATCATTATTGCACAACGTGATAAATAAACTATTAACAAGTTTGAAGCTTTCTGAGTAATTTTTCTACTTCTTAACATAGAGATTTCACAATTAATGAAATTTTTACAAAATTAACTTTTTTTCGATAGAATTATATGGTAATATTCAATTTATAACACAAAGGAGGAAAAAATATGAAAAAAATAGCACTATTATCTTCAATAACACTTTTAGCACTTACAATCCCGTTTTCATCTTCAGGTTATGCTGCTGAAGAAACTACTGATAGTAACGGAAATGTGAAACTCCCTGATTGGGTTTGGTCTGTGCCTGGTAAGATAGATCCAGAAAATCCGGATTGGGACAATTTACCATCATCAAAAGCAGATATAGTAATCGACAACACAAATCCAGATGATTCAGGAGATTCCCCTACTCCATATATTGTGAAGCCAATTATTCATGGTACGGCACAAACGTATTTACTAAAAGATGGTCTTATGTGGGATGCAACAAGTGCAACCGCTGTTGATGATGTTGTGTTCGAATTTGAAGTTGTAGGAAATATTTATAAAAAGGCTAAAGGAGCTACTGGTCTTACACTAATGGCAACAGATTACGACCATGACGGGTTAGGTAAAGGAGTAGTTATTGCTCAAACTGAAACAAAAACAGGATCAGTTGGAACTAAATTTGTTGCAGAAGGTATTCATAGAGTTAGTACAGTGTTAATAGAAAGTACAGTGGTAACAACAGAGGAAGAAGAAGTAAAATAAATATGTCAAACAACCATGAAGTGTATTACTTTATGGTTGTTTGATTTTTAATTAACTAAATTTAAAGTACTAATAAAATGTATTTAATGATTTTGAATCAAGGAAGTGAAATTGTGTATAATAAAAAGAAAATATTGGTTTTTTCTATCATTTTAATAGGTATATTATTTCTTGTTTTTTATAATTACAATAAAAAAGAACCTGAGGTTGAAACTTTGGATAAACCAAAATTAGAAACTATAAAAAAAACTATTGAAAGTCGGCGTGTAGAGGTTCGAATTGCCGATAAATACGTTGTTGATAGAGACAAAATGTCCTTTAAAACTGATGACAACGGTTTGTTAGAAGTTACACATATTTTAACTCATAATACATTAAAAGAAGAAGAAATAAACTTATATGCTTTCCTTGAAGATGACAATACTCCAATATTAATTGAGCTAAACGGAAACCAATCTCAAACACATCTAATAAAAGTTCCAAAAGAAGGTGAAGTTGAGAGCAACTTAATATTAAAGGGTTTACCACCTGGAGACCATATTATTTACTTTGTAAGTGAAAAGAATCTTAAAACTGATGTAAATGATGATTTGGAAATTAGACAAACACAAGCAGCAATTTCTAAAAATTATTTTTCATTACATGTGCCTAACAAAACTGAAGTTCCTTCTGATAACAATACTACTTTATTTAAAACTATTGAAAAAGAAGAAGATTTGAAAACAAAAGGTCCAATCTCCTTAGAATTATATGAGGATGAAGAACAATTGGTTGAGGCTTCTGATATTAAGCAAGATGAATATTTTTTAATCATTAAAAATACCAGGGAATATGGGTTTAATGCGCGTATAAATTTAATTTCAGATTTTAAAACAGAAAATATAGAAAACATAACAATAGAAAAAGATTCAATAACAAAATTGCCGATTACACTTAAAGATATAGGTGAAACGAATAGTTTGAGAATTGTATTTATAGGTGAACCTACAGTTGATTTAAATGCACCTTATCCAGTTAGGGAAATGCAATTTACGGAGCGATTAAATGTTATTGATTAATGAAATATTAAAAAGATATAAATAGTACATGTTTTGTATGGTTTACTTCTACACATTTTTTTAAATACCAAAAATTTCGGGTGCCAAAGAAATGATTTCCTTCCCATTATGCGGACAGAAATGAATATAGTGATGGCACAAGAATAAAAACCAGGCGCTCATATATAATTGAGTGCCTGGTTTTTTTATTTGGTATATGAAAGTCAATTTACTGTCAACAGATATTTAAGTACAAATTGTTATTTTAAGATTACAAAATGAATCGTTACTACAATGTAATTAAGTTCAAACAATATGTTTTATAAATGTTGATAATGTAACTTTAGTATCATTTTATAATATAAGAACCGCCAAAAAAATGGCGGGATGTGGCGGACTTTGTAATTCAACGCCAAAAAGTGGCGGAGAATTTTGTGGAAAATGGCGTTATAATTCCATTGTTTTGATATTATGGAAATGATAGGATAATTAATGGGTGGAGGTAATTCTCTATACAATTAATAGAATAAGGAGGAAATATTAAAATGAATAAGAACGTAGAATCTACATTAGAAGGTAGGGCTTCGGTTGCTAGAAAACATGCAGTTGCTAAAGACCATGCTGAGGCTCATGCAATTGAATTTACAAAAATTATGATGGATAAATTGAACAAAGAAAATAATCAATTAGGATATTTAAAAGGTGATAAACTTACTGTTAACATGAAAGATAAAAGTACAAAAGAAATAGATGAAAGCACATCTGGTGATTGGGATATATGGCTTAAAGGTAAATCATTTATAAAAAACATTAAATTTCGTGATGATTATGACAATAGTCTAAAAATATCGTGTAAAACCTCTACAAAAGGGGTAGTTGAAGAAGTAACAGTTGAGAAAATAAAAAATATTAATACAAATGGTGAAATGCTTTTGGAAGTAGATGTAGATTACTCATACGCTACATGGTCAAAATATGCTGTTTGGGTTAGGGAAAATGATATAAATGGTAATGTTAAAAAGAATACTTCTGGTAAGCTTACTAATTTTAAAAAAGCACCAAGATTAGAATTAGAGCCTAAACAGAGTTATGAGTCCAACTTAGATACAATTGTTAAACCTGAACAATTATATACTGTGAAAAGTAATGCAGGAGATGTTAAAAGTGAATATAAAGTTAAGCCGGATTTCACTCTTCTTGGTGAACAAATGGCTAAAGTCCATGTCTGGGATGCATACGGAGAAGAAAAATCAGATGATACTGAACATAATAAGATGTTTGATGTGAAGTTTAATATTGTAGATATTACTACCTTTAAAAATAATAATTTAAATAAATGGGTATACTTCGAAAACCCTTCTACTGAAATTAAATTTATAGAAGGTCCGAATAATAGTTTAACAGGTGATATATCTTTGTTTTCTAATGGAATAATTTCTTTAATAAAATCTTATAAATTTATAGAGGGAGCAAAGTATAAATTTACTGCTAATATAAAACCAGAATATATAAATAGGGCAGATACGGTGGAAATTATTCTGGGAACAGAAACTAATAAAAAAATTTTGTTAAGGGAACACTCGATTGATTTACCTGATGTAAAAGATCAGAAAAAAGGATTTAAAGAAGCGAGTGTGATATTTACTGTGATGGAACAGGAGATAAATTCAAATATATTCTTTTCGTACATGTCAAATAATAGTGGTATTTATATTGATTCATTAAATGTAGAACAAATACGTTAGAAGTATGTATAAATTTAAGATAAAATTAATATAGGAGGTTCGGAATGATACAAGAATACTCAAGTATTGTTAAAAAGAATCTAGATTCGTATGATATGGATGATACCACAGAACTGAGGAAACTTCTAACTTACAAGAATCCAGATACTGGGCAAGACACATACACTAAGACAGCAACCCATTTTACCGAAGGTAAAATAGATCAATTATTGGGTCTTGGATTTGATTTCTATAGTGTTGATTTTTCTGTCGAGGCAGATGATTCAAAACAATTTAATGAAGAAGACCTAGTATATATTGGAGTTAATGAATTATCACATAACAGTACAGAAACGCAAAATTTAACTTCATCAAGTTTTTCTAAAGCAGTTTCAAATACTATTACTACCCAAACTACCAAAACACTAGAAGTAGGAGTGAAAGCTTGTGCAAAGTTTAAAGTGCCTATGGTTGGAGAAACAGGGGTAGAAATAAGTGGGTCATTTAGCTTTGCAAAAATGGATAGTGAAGCTAAAACGGAAACCTTGACTTATAATGTTCCAGCTCAAACTGTATCGGTTAAGCAAAATGAAGTTGCAAGGGTTACTGTAAGCCTAATAATGATGGAAAGTAGAGGGAATGTGAAACTTATTGTAACTTACAAAGGGAAAATAATAATGGACTATAAGTTTCAAGGGAAATATTATCAAAAAGAGATTTCGTTTTATGATTGGGTTGAGAATGTACTAACACATGAGTCAAATAAATGGCTAATAGGGGAGTTAGCTTGTAATTCTAAGTCTAAGGATAGCGTGAATGTATTTGGAAAAGGCGATTACAAGGCGCAGTATGGAACAAGGACAATTGTAGATGTAAAATTTTATACCAAAAATAATTCAACATCGACACAAGGAGAGGATACTCCTGATAGAAGTTATTCATATGAAGTTGTTCCATATATAGTGAAAGATTAA